ACAAATCACTCTCCTGCCGGGTGACCTGTGTCGGGAGACTGCTCCCACAGGACACCGTTTTTGTACGGCTCTAGTATACCACACCAAGCGGCACTCTGCAAAGCAACGGGAAAAATACAAATCGTATTTTTCATGCATGAAATCGGTATCATATCATATTTGCGAGTTGATTTTAAATCAATCCCGAAAGATACTCTCTGTTTATGTCATTAAAATTTTATCGACTTGACGTTAATATCCAGATTGATTCTTGCCGCATTCAAAGAAATTCCAATGCAGACGCTACGGTCCTCCCGGCAAAGCCAAAAGAAAAAGAGCCTGCACTTTCCGTGTGCAAGCTCTTCTCTCTATGCCGGTCCGGCTGTTCTGCGCTCGGCTTTTCCTTTAGCCGATCAGGGTCTGATAGCGCCGTTCCAGCACCTCAAACTGTGCATCGTCCACAGGCACAGTCACGAGAAACTCCATCTTTCCCTTCTCGTTTTTCGCGCTGTGAACAGGAAGCGGACCGCGGATGCCTTCCGCATACAGCATCCGCAGGCACATCCCGAGTTGATGATCCGATTTTGCCAGCAGTTCATGAGCCATTCTGCTCACCTCCTTCATAATGGAAAACGAATTTTTCGCGTCCAGGTCACGGACATTGTCTAGTTCCTAGACTATCAGATGCCAATGGTCTTTGCAGCCATCGAAACGACGTGTGCAACACCATTATAACCCAACAAAAAAGGAGCCGCCCTCTCAGCCTAGCCAAGAGAACAGCTCCTGAAATGCAATGCAGGAAATCAGATAGAAATGGTGTTGCAGACGTCGATCAGGACGGGGTCCAATGTCTTCGTCAAAAATCGCCTGTCGTAAAATATCGCAGCAGTTCGTCATATTTTGCACATCTATCTATCACCACTCCATTTCCGTTCTATATTTTTATACGTCGATACGCGTTTGCCTGCTTTTCTGCAAAAAAGTTTCTTTTTAATCACCAATGGAGAAATGCTGCGGCTCAAAAAATAAAAGTCCCTGCAACTTTCGCTCACAGCTCCCACTCAGAGCCATAAACGATCGCTGCAGGGGCTTTCTTCATATTACCGGTCACTCCATTTTGAATTATATAGACAGTTCCTGCCTTCGGTGAGTGCCAGATGAATTACTTTCAGGCAGTGCAGAAGAGATATTCAGCGTTGGATACGTGTGTGAATCACATTTTCCACTCCTGCCCTGCCCGGAATATCATTTTTACTTCCCGCTCTTCATCTTAAGCCGGTCGTATTCTTTGTCGGCCGCAATGGCTTCCTTGGTGAAGGAATTGTTCTTCCACCAGGCCACAAGGGCAGCCACCACCGTAATGCCGCTGGTCACCAGCTGGTTCAGGGTCTCGCTCTCAATGGGGAGCGGGCTCTTGCCAATGGCACACAGCACCTGGTTCAGCAGAGCCAGAAGCAGGCAGGCAGTACGTGCGAGAGTACCGGCAGTGATGTTCATGTTCATACGTTGCTCCTTTCATGTTCATGTTCATATGCTTCGATATCTGACACCCGATGGTTCAGCACCTGAATGTCTCTCTGGATCACAGGGATCTTTTCGGCAAAGCCGTTGTGCTTGCGTACTTCGCGTGTCAGTTCTTCGATTTTGTATTCCATGACTGCATTCGATCTCGAATTTGCGATCAGGACGCCGATCAGGGTCACTACGCCGCTCAGGACTGCGGCGATGATCGTTTCCATCGGCGCTCACCCCTTCCAACGGCTCTTGTCTTTGCGCACATCCACGTGCACCCAGCCGTTCGCACGGCCAAGACCAGCCGGATAGAGCCCGATGCCGCCACGGTTCACCAGCAGCGTCTCCGCATAGGCCGCCACGTTTTCCGGGCTGATGCCGGTCACGCGGATGTCCGCCGCTTTGCCGTAACAGTGCTGGCTGTAGGTCGCACCGCCAACGGCCTTGTTGTGGTTTGCCGTGCGGAAGCCGCTCGTAATGGTCAGCGGCTTGTCAAAATGGACCCGGATCTTCTCCAACAGCTCCACCAGTTCGCTGTCAATGAATACCGGGTCGCTCCCGTCCTTGCAGCCGAACTCGCGGACTTTGAAGTGTTCCGAGAGCTTCTTGTTGCCGTTTTTCAAAATGGAATATGCTTCAATGCTCATTCTCTTCCCTGTCCCTTCCTTAAACGCCAAAGCAGACGATCATGCCGTAACTGTGGCTCGTGCCAAGGTTGTTACCGCGTCCCGTGTCTGCATTGCAGCAGCAGAAATAGCCGCTGTTGTTGTAATAGCGTGAGCGCGTCCACTGTGCGATGTTGGTATCCAGCGCGGAGATGTTTCCGCAATATTTGCTGCCGGATCTGAAGAACGCATACTGGCTCTGGTTGTCCTTCTCAGTCTCGTACGCATACCTGCGGCTGCCATTCAGCTCATACTCGCTTACCAACCAGAGATAGTCCTCGGTCGGGCTGATACCAAAGACGTTGTAGGTCGATTTTTTGCAGGCCCGCATCACGGCACGGAGGTCTGCTGGCAGAACAGACAGATAACTGCCCTCTGCAGGCCCCTGCGGCGTACTCTCGTTGCCCAGCACCGTGTTGCGGATATAACTCTTTTCCCAGCCTACTTCGCCGTCGTTCGAGAAGCGGTAGACACCCAGCGATGCCCACTTGCCGTTCACCCTGCCGCAGCCGAAATGGATGGTCGGGCCGATCTCGTACCTGGTGTTGTGGTTGATGCCCAGCACGACGATCTCCAGATCCGTGTCATACCGTGTGCCCTGAATCGTTCCCGCCACATGGATGTTCTTCGTGTCGCCTACTTTAAACCAGTTCGCACTCTGTCCGTGTACGCTGATCCAGTCGATGGCCTTCCACGAGAAATCGTTCAACGTGGGTTCCTTCATGGCCTCCATGTTGATGGAAACCGGCCCGGCTACCGTCGCGTTTACTTTCAGGTTGGAGAGGTCCGTGTACGAGCATGCTTCATCCGAGATGTCACCGCCGTTCATGGTCACTTTCGCCTGATGGAGGTACATGCCGGACGATGCCGTAGCTGTCAGTGTGAGCGGATATCCCGCCCGCACCCGCTTCGGTGCATTGTCCAGCGTCACATTCGTCAGCTCGTAGGTCGCATCGTACCAGACACCTTGCACCGCAGACGCTGTGATGACCACTGCGCCCGTCACATGCTCAATGTTCACCGTCGCCGAGAGCTTGTCCTCCGCAATGGTCACTGCCGAAGCGGTAATTTCGGTACCGCCCATCGTCACGGTCACGCTTGCCATGTCGTATTCGGTATTCGGCACGATCGTTGCCGTATAGGCCGATTCTTCCAGCACAGCCTCGTCCAGGTTATGGTTCCGGCAGTTCACAAGGTTGTTCGTCACACGGCAGACGCCGTAGTTCTGCACCCGCACGGCACACTCTGCGGTCAGCCCGCCCAGTTCCGCCCGGATCACGCAGCTTCCGTTCTTCTTGGCAGTGATTCGTCCATCCGCCCCGATCTCCACGATGCCGCTCGGGATGGCGTTCACGGTCATCTTGCGGTAAAAGGTGTCTGCCGGCACAACGCCCACCAGCAAGGTGAAGCTCATGCCCTTTTCCAGCGTCACCGACGTCCGGTTCAGGATCAGCTGGGTCACCGGGCGGCTTTCCATTTTCGGCTGGAGATTGTATTCCAGCGTGATGGTCGAGTTACCCTTCTGGCTCTTCCAACCGTTCACCCACAGGAGCCCTTTATAATAATGTAGGGGGTTGTCCTCCAGTGCCAGTTCCACACGCTTGCCCTGCAGGGCTTCCGTAATGGTGGTGTAGGCGGCCTCCCAATCAGTCCACCAGTCGTTTTCAACATAGAACTCGATCTTGCCGGTTCGGTTATCAAAGACAGGCTTGTGGGTCAGGCTCTGGCTGTAGTCCAGGTTTCCGCTTCGTCCGCCCACAGTCACAAACTTGGTTCGCTCAATGGGCGGGCTGATGACTGGTCGGCTGAAAGGAATCAGATGCCAGGCATCGTAGGTATTGATAAACGTGTCATCCACGCGGATGATCACACTGTGGTACATGTCTCATCCTCCGTTACGAATTCTTGATATAACCAATGGTGGACTGGATGGCATTCCAGGCTTTGCCGGCTGTTCCCACACCTGCGGCAAGGCTTGCCGTGATGTTCTCCGCCGTGTCGCCAAAGGTAAACTTCTTCTGGTCGAGTGCATTCAGCGGGATCACTTCTTTCGTGCAAAGCACCCAGTCGTCGATACCGTGGGGTTCGCTCTTCACCCGGGTCTTCTTCAGGAACGCCAGACGATCCACGTCCACACCAGCATCCACAAGGTCACCCGCGTTGATGTCAATACCGCCGGAGAGCCCGCTGTCCTGCTTGTCCAGTTCAGTCTGGGCAACTTTCGTCAGCGAGTTCGTGTCCGACTTCTTGCCATCCACTACGATGCATCGCTGGCTCAGACCGTACAGCTCAATGGATTTTTCGTTGTTGACGGTCACCTCAATTGGTTTTGTCTTCTCCCAGATCCACCAGCCGCTGGTCGTGTAACCGTATGCTTTCACCGAGTTCACGATGGAATAGGCCTTCATGTAGTACGAGATGTCCAGCAGGTTCGACCCAAATTCGATCGTCTGCTCGGTAATGTCCGGCACATCGCTCAAATAGTCGAGATAGCGGTAATACACCTTCACCCCGTTCTCCATTTTGATGACTTTCCGCAGGCGCAGAATGCCATCAAATTTGTCGGTCAGGCAGGTGGCTGCCGCATCCAGACAGGTGGTGTAGCTGGTCTCGTCCTTGTCGTCCTTTTTGTCGTCCGGCTTGGTCACCGTGACAGTACCTTTCAGGAAGCGCTTGCCCTCTGTCACAAACCGGCTGTCCGGGCATGTCGTGATAAGGTTCATCATCTCGTTCACCGTGTAGACCTTGTTCTCCACACGGCAGGGCATGTCCTGCAGGTAGTTCAGCTCACCGTCACAGTAGATCTCAAGGTTCAGGTCGTAGTCCGGCGTCATCTCGGTCACATAACCGCACCAGAGTTCCCGCCCGTCCTCTTCCACCGAGACGACTGCTTTCTTCAGCTGCAGTAATGCCCGCGCAGGGTTCGTGACGGGTACTTTAAAGGAAAAGCTGCCTGCGTCGTTCTTTTCCAGCGTCAGTTCCGGCTCCAGCACAAAGCGGTCATTTTCGTCCGCTGCATCGTGCAGCAGCTCTCGCTTCGTCCAGCAGTAGCCGTTACCTTTGCCCGCGATCGCGCCAACAAAAACACGGTATCCCGAGTCGATACTCTTGAAAAAGGTATAACTCTTCGATACCGTGTCGCTTCCGTCGGTCACCGTCACGGTCAGAACATGGTCTGCTTCCGCTTCCAGTCCGTCAAAGGTCTCTTTCAAGAGGTCAAACCAGCACTTCTGGTCAGAAAAGCCCGTAAACGTCCGGTGCACTGCACCGTCAATGCTTTCGGTCACTTCCAGCGAGTCGCCGTCCTCGTCCTTAATCTGATACAAGAGCTTGAAGGGGCTTCGCTTGGTCGTCACGCTGCCCGTACCAAAGTAGTTGCTCAGCAGCTGCGGCGCATGGTTCTTTCGCAGTAGTCCGTCTTCTCCCACCACACAGTCTGCCGAGACGCACAGACACACCATGACATAGTTGGCGCTGTTCATGGCCTTTGAGGTGTACGTCACCGTGCCCGTAGAGCCAACCGTGATGTAGTAAGCCTCGGTGTAATAGTCATCGCCATTCTTTGCGGTGTCCCAGGTCCAGTAACTCTGTCCCATCCGGTTTGACCAGATGCGGTAGCGCACCAGCTGGTCAATCACGCCCGTTGGCGTCGTGGAACTCGCCGAGAAGTTGAACTCGTTCAGCCCAGGCGCAAATACTTTGAAGCTCCCTGTGGAGCCAATTTTGACGGTCTCCACCAGATCTGCCACTTCCCCGAGGTTCGGCAGATAGGTATTCGCATACCATTGGGCCAGAAGGCTCTCTGCATACGTATAGTCGGTCGTGCTGCTCAGATATCCGGATGCGTCGGTCGTCCAGGTTCGTTCGCCAAGGTTCGTGTCACGGATCAGCAGGGTCTTGCCGATTCCGTTGTCTGCAGAGCGGTAATCGTGCATTGCAACGATAAAATCCGTTGGCACGCCGTTCTCCGGCAGTTGGATCACGCTGCCCAGGGGCAGATCACCCATGCGTTTTACTGCCATGTTCTCACCTTGCCCTTCTTGCGGCCCGTGCGCCCAGACCGGCGTCGATCCAGCCAATGGTCGTTTTGCCGTCCACTACCACGCTCATGCCGTGGATGCTGTCCGCCACGCCGTCCATCCGTCCGCCCAGTGCGTTCACCGCGTTCAACAGGTCGGCATTGGACTGGGCTTTCACTCCATTTTGAAGTTCTGCCGCAGCATCCACCTGAGCCGCCAGACGTTTCGTTGTGCCGCCGTCCAGACTGACATTGTCAAAGGCCCGGTTGATGATGTCGGTGCTCTCGTCCACATCGGTCAGGTCCACTACCGGGCTGATGGTGGGCGTGTACTCGTATTCATCATCTGTCACCCGCTTGATGGCACCAACCGCAGCGATCGCAATATTCGTAGCATCGTCGGTCATGTCCTTGATGGCGTCGTCCACGGTGTCCTTGCCGTCGGTAATGCCGTCCGCAAAGTCCTTGTCAAGGTCAGAACCGGCGTCCTTTGCCGTGTCGGACTGCTTTTTGTCCTTTGCATGCTTGATGGCAATGGCCGCAATGCCGCCCAACAGCGCCAAAATGATGCCGCCCGCCAGAATAAACGGCCAGATCTCCGGCAGCAGCCCGATCAGACTGCTGAATGCCCCGCCAATGGTTCCAACCACGCCGGTTGCCACTTCAGAGATTCCGCCTGCTCCGGCCAGCAGTCCGATGATCTCACCGCCTGCGTTCTGCACGATGCCTACAATCTGTCCAAAGCCCTGCTGGAGCATCGGCACCGCGTTATCAAAGAGCTGCCCGACGCCTTCCAGCATCTTCTTGCCCTCGTTCGTGCTCATAAAGTCCAGCGCCGCTGTCACAGCGGACACTGCCGCACCTGCCCAGTCACCCTGCAGGGCCGAGACGATGGCCGAGGTAAACTCGGTGCCGATCTCGATGCCCTCGTCACTGAAGGCCGCGCCAAATGCGTTGGACAGGCCGGTCTTCACGTTTTCCGGCAGGTTCTGCGACGCCTTGTTCCATGCCTTGGTCAGACCCTCGCTCAGGGGTTTCCAGTTCTTCTGCACGGCATAGGCAAGTTTCACCACCATGGATTTGCCTTCATCTTCCAGATTAAAGGCCTCGGCCAGGTTGGATGCAAAGCCCAGGAAGGCGCTCTGCGAGGAGAGCAGGCTGCTTTCAGCATCGTTATAAGCATCCGTGCCCGGGGTGGCTTTCGCCAGTTCTTCCTGATACTTTGCGGTCTCCTTGAGCTGGAAGTTCATGTTCTTCAGCGCTGTTACCACGCCCAGAATGGACGTCGTCGTGCCCTGGAACTGCGCTTTCTTCGCCTGCTTGCTGTCCTTACCGTATTCCTCCACGGCAGACTTGTAGGCATCCTCCCGCTGAGAAAGGTCGCCGTCGCTGTACACCATGTTCAGGATGTCCATGCGGCTCTGCATCCGGCTCTGGGCAGTCGAAATGGCATCGATCTGTGCGTCGATCAGGTTCAGTTCCTGCTGTGCCAGATCATTTTGAAGTTCCTGCGCCTCAGTACGGGCGTCCAGCAGATTGTTCCAGGCTTCCATGGTGCGCATGTCTTCTTCGCCATACTGAGCCTTCAGGGTGTCATACTGCTCCTGCGCTTTGGCCAGCTTTTTCTCTTTGATGGCCAGTTCGGCGGTCATGTACTCGGTTTCCCGGTTGATCTTGTCCGTCTTAGTGGCCGTCTTGTCGTTCTGTGCTGTCCAAAGGCCGTATTCCTTCTCCAGCGTGTCCAAGTCGGTGTCATATCGCTTGGTCACGTCGTCGAACAGGCCCACATACTGCTCTGCTTTCAGGTCAGCCAGACTGGTCTTTTCCTGCAGCAGGTCCAGGTAGGCCTCCTTGGTCTCGGTCTTGTCCGCGCCCCAGCGTTTTGCCAGCTCGTCGTACTTCGCCTGTGCAATGGCCACCCGGTCGGTCTGGTGCTGGATGTCCGCCGCGGCATTCTCGGTCTTCTTTGCCAGCAGCTCGTCCACCGAGGCGCTGTACTGGTTTTCCTTCAGCCACAGGTCGTACTCTTCGTCTACCGTGTCCTTCAGGGTCTTGTTGGCCGCCAGCTGGGTCTTGTACTTCTCAGTAATCTGTTCAGCCACGGTCTTCTTCTTAGTGGAAGAAGAGGACTTTTTCTTTGTCTTACTCTTGCCTGTCTTCGTTCCGCCGGAATTGTTTGTGTCACTGCTGCCTATAAGCTGCCCCCACCAGTCTTCGTCGGTCGGCAGCTTTGTGTCACTGTTGGTATTTCCTTTCAGGCCACTCACAGCATCTTTTTCTTTACGAGGGTTCCAGTTGTCCGAAGCAGCCGAGACCGTCGTGCCCAGTCCATTCATGACGTTCTTTACGCCTTCCGAAACTTCGCCGCCGTGCCCGAACAGATTCCCGATCCAGTTCAGGAATCCGCTACCAAACCCTTGCGCTGCTTCCTCACCTTTGTCCTTGGCGGCATCCACAGCACCGTCCAGTCCGTCACTTACTGTGTCGTTCACCGTGTCCGTGGCAGAAGTCACGGCCTGCTGGCTCTCCTCGCTGCTGATGCCGTTTCCGAGGCCCAGCGAGATGAAAAAGCCCTTGATCGCAGCCAGGATCGACGGCGAATGGATTCCCCAGTAATCGCAGATCGCATCTTCGGCCGTAGTCGAAAGAGTCGTCGCGGCATTTGCCACGGCGCTCATGCCGCCCGGATCCTCGATGCCCTCAGCAAGGCCCATGGCCATGTAATAACCGATCTCATGGGTTTTCCAGCTGGGAGACTGAACCCCTGCGGCTTCTGCCGTCGCATCCACAGCTCCCTGCGCCATGTTGCCGGAAGCATCTTTGGATGCATCGGCGTTTTCTTCCACACCATTGGCCATTCCCTGTGCAAGATTTGTGCCAATATCCTCGCCGGTGCCGTTCATTTTGGCGATCCAGTCTTTTCCAATGCTGTCCAGATCCGTCCCGAACGGTGCAAGGAACGGCTCAGTCAGGCCATTGTTTAGCTTGCCAAAGGCTCGATCTTTTGAGAAAAAGGTGTCGATCCAGCTGCTGATGTCAAACGGATTATCAATGGTGATTTTTTCCTTGATCCATGCTTTGATGTTCGCCCACAGATCTTCGAGAGCCTTTTTAATGCCGCCGCCCTCACCGTTGCCGTCCCATGCCCAGCCGATCATATCAATGGCCACCTGGATCAACACTTTCATCAGTTCTTCCAGTGCCATGCCAATCGGCTGCGCGCAGGCAATGATCACGTTACACAATCCATTGATCAGCGAGATCAGAGCTTCTTCAATATCCGGCTCCGCCGAGATAATGGCCTGACAGATGGGTTTTGCAAACACCGCCAGCACCGAGAAAATGGCTGACGCAATACCGAGCTTGATCAGACCTCCCGCAAACGCACTGAAGGCCTTACCCAGATTGATAAGCGAGGCACTGAGAACGGCCATACCTGTTTCCATTGCAGGGTTTGTTCCGATCACGAGCAAAGCGCCAAGAATGCCTACCATTCCAAGAATTCCCGCAAAGGCTTCTCCTACGGTCAGGCTGGCAAGTCCTTTAAAGGCAGGTGTCAGGATCAGCAGCGCCGTTGCCAGCGCCAAACAAGATGCCGCAACCGACAGAACTCCGGTCGCAGCCGCAGGCAGAAGGGCTGCACCGCCTACCAGAACCAGCATGGCAAGCCCCACGGCGATAATCCCCTGTGCGATCTGCTGGAGAGAAAGGTTCGCCAGCATGCGGACGGCCGCTGCAACCCCGAGCAGTGCGCCGCTAAGCGCCAACATAGCACCCGATACAACCGCCGTTTCCGGGGCGTGTTTACTCAGCAGCCAGATTGCGGCCACAAGGCTTGCAAGAACAGCACCTGCAGCCATCATGCCTTTACCGAGATTTTTCATCAGGCTGAACGCCGCGATCACGCCGGTGAGTGCCACCATTGTTCCCGCCAGTGCACTGAGCGCTGCAGTCACTACGGCCAGCTTCCCGATCGTTGCCACGCTCTTTGCCAGCGCCACAAGGCCATTCCGCCCCGAAAGCCCCTCGGCCACGCCCAGAACCAGCACACAGCCGCTCAATGCCAGTGCGATGGTTTTCATACACTTCGTTGCCTGTTCCAGCTGCTCTCCCGGTACGTCTGCCAGCTTCGCCAGCGCGATCGCCACCAGATCCATGGCCCCAGCCACCAGGATAAAGCTCCCTGCTCCGGTGCTGGAAAACTTCAGTGCAAATTTGTTCACCACACTCAGGCTGCCGTTGGCCAGGCTCAGGGCCCCAATGCAGGCAGTCATCATCAGGGCAATGCTCGCCAGTGCGTTGAACCCCTGCTTCAATTCTGCCGGCTGCAGCTGTCCAAACTTCTTTACCACACTGTAAACAAGCTGCATGGAACCGCAGATTGCCACAACACCCAATGCCACCGATGCCAATGTCGCAAAGATCTTTGCAGTTGCAATGCCGGTCAGGTCCGTTCCCGCCAATGCCCGCATGGCAACGATCACACCAAACAGTCCTGCCAGAATACTGGTTAGCGCCTGTGCAGCCTTTTCCGGACTTTCTACCTTAGAGAGCAGATATACCGATCCTGCAATGATGCCGATGGAAATGGCCAGATTTTTTGCCAGAACACTCAGCAGGGTGGTGGTTTTTGCTTTCGTCCAGGCATCCACCGCCTTCCGCATGGAGTCCAGCAGGTTGCTCAGCGGGTCACCCAGCATACTGGCCAGGCTCTTTCCACTGGATGCAAGCATTCCGATGGCGTACGCCAGTGCGCCCACGTCCAACAGGCTCAGCAGCCGGTAAATGTCGATGCCCTTGAACTGGAAAAAGTCTTTGATGGCGTTCAGGCCGTTGGAGCAGGCAGTCGTGACCTTGCTCATCACACCGGCAATCGTTCCGCCAAAGTCCTTCATCACCGCCAAAATTCGTTCCGGCAGGCTTACCACTGTGTCCCGGATGGTCTCTACTGTCCCAAGATGGTCGGACTTGAACTTTTCCACCTGGCTGCCTGCACTCTGGAACGCGCCGAATGCCCCGTCAATCAGGGCACCTACCCCGTTGAAGGCCGTATACAGGATGCCGCCCAGAACGGTGACCGCCCCGCTCAGAACATCTGACAGCGAGACGCCTCCGATGCAAAAACGGTTCAGCGCACTACTCACGGTATCGATCACTGTTCCAAAAGCCTTGAACTGGCTCTTGGCCCGTTCGATGCTGCCGGTTTTCAGAAATGTTTTGAAGCCGTTCCACAATTCTCCGATAGGCTCCAGGATTCTCCCGATGGCGGCATCCAAAATGTAAAGCACATCGTCCAGGCTCTGCGCCTGTCCCAGTGCCTGATCCACAAAAGTCAGTACGTCACCCAAAGCCCCGGTCACATTCAGCAGCAGGTCTTTCACCGGGCTCAGCGCATTCAGAACGCCCTGGATTGCAAGCAGCGCGATCCGTCCGATGCTCCGCACTATTTTCAGCCCAACATCCAGCACACTGAACAGTCCTTTGAAGGTACGTTCCAGCATCTCAGCTGTGTCTGAGCTTATGGTAAAATTACTGGTCAGATTGTCAAAACCTTCCAGCATCTTGTAAAGCGAGCTTCCGTCCGAGCGGAACACCTCGTTGAACGCATTGCTGATGGGCTCCATCACGCTCTTGATGCCTTCCAGAATGTTCAGCACTCCGGCAAAAAAGTGTTCCCGACCACTCATCTGCCCCATCTTCTCTGCAAACTCATCCAGATTGATGGTTCCGTCTTCAATGGCACCGGCCAGATCCGAGTATTTCTGGATGATGGTCTCCACGTCTTTCCGGTCAATGTTCCGCTTGGCCAGTTCTGCGTCGCTCAGTGCGTTCAGCCTCTCATATGATGCAAGGCCGCTCTCTACAAGGCTGAACAGCTCTTCCGCCGTCACTCCCGCATTTTCCAGTGCGCGGTTAAAGGTTCCAGCCTCTTCAATATCCTTGTCGGTCAGCCGTCCGCTGTCCACCAGCATCTTTTCCAGCATGTTACTGTAAGTATCGGAAACACCGCTCATGTCACCAGCGGTCATCAGCTGGTTCAGGCCGGAGTCAAAGGCCGTCCGGAGCCAGTCGTTCCGGGTATCTCCGCCAGCCGCGAAAATATCCCACAGGTCATTCGCCATGTCCGTCCAGAACTGCTTGGCCTCGTCATAACTGCCAAAGATGATCTCAAAGGTCTCCAGCCATTTTGAACCCACGGCTTCCTTTGTGGCATCGATTGCCTCGCTGAAGCTCTTTGCCTCCTGCGCCGCCTTAAAAGCCTTCACCGTTACTTCGTCATACTGGTCCGCCAGGCCTTCAATGGCGTCCGCTGTGTTTTTGTATAGCTTTTTGTCCACGGCGTCTTTTACCGCTTCCGTAAACTCGGCCAGTTTGCCAAAGGCGGTCTCCATCACTTCCTTATCCGCCCACTTCTTTGCAAGAGTGGTCTGAAAGGTGCCGACCGTCACGTCGCCTTCTTTGATCTTTCCCAGTTCCACACCGGTGGCAATGATCTGTTTCTTCAGCTCTGCAGTTGCAACGCCCGCCAGTTCCACGCTTTTCCAGTCCATCAGGTTCAGGTAGCCCTGGCTGTAGCTCTGGTTCAGGTTGTAGATCACGCGGCTGAACTCGCTGGCACCTTTTCCCGCATAGGCTGTGGCGTTTGCAATGCCCAGGATCATGGGGATCAGCTTGTCAATGTCACCACCTGCAGCAGTCAGCTGGCCCAGGGACTGCGTCATATCCGTAAAGCCGTAATTCGTCTCATCCGAGTACCACATCAGCTTGTCCAGATAGCCGTTCACCTTGTTGATGCTCTTGCCCGTAGCATTCACAATGGTTTGCACGCTGGCTGTTTTCTGTGCATACTTGTTCCAGCCCGCTGTGATGTTATCCACCGACAGGCTCTTCACCAGCTTCTGTCCAGCGTCAATGGCTTGGTTCGTGATCTTCACCAGCGCCGTCACGCCGATCACTTCCATGGCCGAGAACTTGCTGCTCAGGGCTTCCACCGCACTGCCGGCTTTATCAAAGTCCATATGCTCAGAGGCCTGCTCCACCTGCTCAAAGCCTTTCTGTGCGCCCTCGAACTGCAGGCTCTCGTTCAGCCGGTTCAGGCTGTTCAAGGTCTGCTGGACATTCTTTTCAAACTTTGCGTTGTCAAAGCGCATTTCCACAACGCGCTGGTCCACTTCCTGGCTCACTTCGTTACCTCCTTCCACAATTCATCCCGGATGGCATCAAACACCGGTTTCATGGCCGGGTTGATGTAGTCCACGCCCTGTACATACCCGCCGTTTCGGGTGCCGTGTCCGTATTGCAAAATCACCGCAATGGGCACACCGTCCACGATGTTCGCATTCTTCCAGCTCAGCACAGCCCCGGTCTTCTCCATTTTGATTTCGTAGCTCCAGCTGGCGGCGGTCTTTCCTGTCGCCTTCGGGGTAGCTTCTGCCAGCGCTTCCACGCCCTTCTGGCCGTACTTTTCCAGGATGGGCCGGATGCTTTTCTTCCGCAGATTGGTCAGAAAGGTCAGGTTTTTCTTAAAGTCGCCGCTCTGCCGCATTTCGATCACTCTGCTCATTCCGTCACCCCTTCGTGTGGTACTTCGCCTTCCGCATGGCGTTCAGTTCCCGCTGCCGGGCCATCTGTTCCTGCCGCCCCATCTTTTCCTTCGGCATGTTCTCTTCGCTGCAGGCCCGAATCAGGGTCAAAAGCCGGTTCAAATGCCACTTTTCGCAACTGAACGGGATGCCGTACTCGCACATCGAGGCGTAGATCGTCTCTGCGGTCTGGAACCGTGACCGCCGCTTTGCGCCTCTTCGTTCCTTGAAGGTCGTTGCGGTCATCGGGTCGTTCATATATCTCTGAATGGCCGCCAGGTTCTCCTTCGTCAGCCGCCGGTAAACGTTCGCGTCCACGCCCTGCGTCACGGTCATACACCGGATGTAGTCGTAGAGCTCCGCCTGTGTCTTCGGCTTCGACGGGTCGAGCCACGGCTTATGCCACTTGCATTCCCATTTGGACAGGGCAAGCAGGCTGTGCTCCAATCGCAGCACCGTAGGTTTTGTGTGCACGAACTCATTGGTTCGTTCATCCCAGTCTTCCAGGCCGGGTACTGTGATCTCCAGCATCGCGCTGCCTCCCTGTTTTGTTCAAATGTGGCCCGGTCACCCGGGCAAATGATAGAAAAATAAAAAGATGCCCGTTTTTTACGCGGGCATCCTCGCCGCCAGAGCGGCAAAATCAAGTTTTTATCAGCCCAGGGTCAGAGCAGGGGCTGCGCTGCCGGTTGCGGCCATCTCCAGAGCAGGGTTTGCGTTCTGGCGCAGGCTTGCAGGGATCACGCCGTTCATGAACTCGGCGCAATACTTCTCGTCGGTGAACATCTTCATGTAGATCTCGTCGTACGCAGGGCTTGCCTCAAAGTCGGCGCGGATGGCATCGTTCTTGTAGAACTTGCGGCCGTCCGGGCTCTTCTCGCCATAGCTCTTCAGCAGGATCTCCTTGATGAGCTTCTCCAGCTCCTTCTGACTCTTGGCCTTGATGATGCCGTTGATCTTGTCATCCATGCCGCCGTCGGTGGTCAGATGCATCTCCATCAGCTCGGCGCGGGTCAGGTTGAAGTAGAAATCCTCGGTACGCTCCACACCGTTGTAATCGGTGTAGGTAATGGTCTTCTTCAGCATAATGGGTTCTCCTTTGCTCCATTTTGATTTTTATCAGGCGGCTTCCTTCGCCAGAGCGATCAGCTCGTCCGGGGTGGGCAGAGTGGCCTCGGCGCTTTCGGAGCCGTACAGCTTCTCTTCGATCTTGGCCATCTTCTTGGCATCCAGAACGGTGCTGTCAAAGCTCATGCAGGCCACGGGCTTGTAGCCGGTCACAGTCACAGGCACAGTGCCGCACTCCCAGCTGAAGGTCTCAGCATCGGGGCTGTCGTTCATGGTCTCGTGGGTGCGCTCGCTGGGCTGTGCAGTGGCGTTCCATGCCACATGGATCACATAGCCGGCGTCGGGGTTCTGGTCGTTGCCCACCTTGGTCTGCCAGCTGAAGCCAAAGGCCTTGCGCTTCTGCTGCCCCAGGGTCACGCCGGGCACCGGGCTGGCGGAGCCGTCGCAGGCTTCCCACTCATCGGGGTAGGTATAAGCCTCCACGGTAAAGCCGTAGTCCTCGCCGGAGATCAGGCGGGCATACTTCTGGTTGTCGGCCCACAGGTCGGTGGGCTCTGCGCCGCTGGGGCTCTCGGTCACGCCAGTCAGGCCATTCCAGGCAACGCCGTTGTCATAGCCGGAGCCGCCGTCGGCCTTGGGGTACAGCACGCCCTTTTCCACGCCCATGGAGAACTTCCGCGCACCATCAGCATCCCAAATCAGTTTAGGCATAGTCATTTCCTCCTTTGAAAATGATGTCAGTACCACACGCTGAATACGTCGTGGTATAAGTTGTCCGAAACAAAATGGCGGTCGTGGGTGCTCTTCTCAAGCAAACTCACGGCCGCCGTCATTTCACTGTCCGGTTTCGGGTCGATCACGGTAATGGTGTAGTGGACTGTCTGCCGGTACACCTTGTCATTTGCATGCAGGTTGCGCAGCTTGTTCAGCTCGTACCGGATGCAGGGATACTTCATCTGCAGGTTTGCCGGGGGCTGGTAGTACACATTCTCGCTGCCGCACCGCTGTTTCACGATGCTGCGCAGGTACTTGTCCAGCTCGGAGCGTCTCTCACTCAGCTTCACTGCCATGATAAAGCCCTCCCAGCGTCAGCACGACACGCGGGTATTCCACCGCCGCATCGGTCACCTTCCACTTGCCGCCGTAAAGCGTCGCATACCGGATATTGCAAAAGTGCTCCTGAACATACGGGTCCGCGATGACGCTTAACGTGTTCGCAAGGCTGATATCATCGTTCACCTTGTCGCCGGACTGGATTCTGCGCGTGTTCCGCGTCAGATCGCCGTAACAGTCACGCTCTGTCACGATCTCCGAGTAGACACTCGGCTCTGTCTCCTGGGTCTCAACAAAGCCCAGCTTTCCAAACCACTTGCTCATAGCACTTTCACTCCATTTTGAATTTTGGTCATGCCAGCTCGTCTTCGTCTACTACAAAGTCGTCCAGCACGGCGTCAGCCCTTCATGCCGGGTCGCTTGCCGCCCAGGCCTGGGTCTTCACGGTGTCGCCTGCAGTCACAGTCACAGCACCAGTGGCACCAAAGGCAATGGGGATCAGGTAGTTTGCACCCTCCACGATCACCAGACGGCCCTTCTTCACGGCGTCCTCGATCTCAGCCTTGGTCACGGTCTCCTTGTAAGCCTCGTCAGCGTACAGCTTGTGGTCGGCAGTCTTGCCGTAAGCCACGTAGTTTGCAACGTGCAGGTCTTTGCCCTGCTCATAGAACTTCTTCAGCATCTTGCATTCCCTCCTTCTCAGGCAACCTTGTACTCAATGGCCATTGCGCTAAAGGGCACGGTCAGTGCGCCGGAGCAGCGGGTCTCGATCAGGTACTTCTGCTGGTTGTAGTCGATGTCGAAGTCATCGAACATATTCACGGCACCGCCCTTGTCAGCACCCACGGTGTAGTCGGTCAGGTTGACCACAATGCCAAACAGCTCGCCGCCCTTGGCACCCTTCATGCCGGCCATCTGGGGCACGGTCACGATCTCCTTCACGCGCATGGCCTGGGCAACCTCTGCCTCGTTCTTGTACAGGCGGTGGCCGATCTTGTCCTCCAGCAGGAGCATGTCAGTCAGGTTGTCCTCGGTGGTGAACAGGGTCGGGTTGCCGCTGCCCTTGTAGTCCTTGCGGGCCTTCAGGGAAGCATTCATGGCGGCCTTGATCTTGGTCTCGGTGTCCGCGCCGGAAGCAACCTGGGCCTCCACCTTGATGGTGTAGAAGTCGTCATCGCTCACAATGGGGCGGATGTTGCCCTCGTTGATCTTGTCATCGGAAGCAGCGTTGCGGCCATCGCCGATCAGGTAGGCACGAGCCAGCTCCTCGTTCAGCTTGGTGCGCATCTCCTGCTTCAGCCAGGCGATCACGTCAAAGCCGGTGATGTCTGCAATATCATCGCGGTCCATCTTCTGCTTCTTGTAAACGGTGGTAGGGCTGGTGGAGCGCTTCAGCAGGCCGAACACCTGTTCCTTCTTGAAGTTGCCCTTGATGTAGCCCTTGGCGCGTGCATCCTCCTCGGTCAGGTCAGCAGCCATGCTCTTGATGCGGCTGAACGGGATGTGGTGCACACCGCCCATGACTTTTGCGACCCAACTCTGGTCGTTGTCAATGATGCGGGGCGGGTTGTCCAGCAGGTGATCCTCCGGGAACAGCCACTCCACATCGTCAATGCCGTGGGCGATAAAGGCATCCTTCATGCTGCCGCAGCTCTTGGCGTCCTTGATGGCCGCGTTGATGTCGTCGATGCTGTGCTTCAGCACGCCCTGCTCGTTGTCGTTGTCGAAAACGTTGTGCTTCATGTCGTCCTCCTCGTCTTCGTAGTCGTCGTACTCTTCCTCATCGTCGTAGTCGTCCTCGTCATCAGGATCCTCATCGTCCTCTTCCGGGTCGCCTGCGCCGTCCTGTGCCATGCCCACCAGTGCATACAGAGCTTCCTTCTGCTCATCGTTCATGGTGTTCACAACTTCTTCCAGGGTCTTACCGCCTGCCTTTGCCATTTCGTCATCCTCCTCATCCAAAGGGTTGTCGTCCGGGTCCAGGCCATGGGTCAGGCTCAGACCGCTGTCGGTATAGATCATGGCTTCGTAGCCATCATCTTCGTTGTAGTCGGCGCTGTGCTCCACGATCTCGTCGATCAGAGCACCCGGGTTGCATCCGGCCAGCACCAGACTCAGCTCCCGGATCACGCCGTGCATCACCGTCTGGCCCGCCTTCTTCAGGCCGTTTGCAAAGATGCTCATGGCATCAATGTCGCCGCAGCGCACCGCTTCCAGGGCCGTCTTGCCACTTTCGGTGTCGTTCAGCTTCACATAGGCATACACGCCATCCTTGCCGCGGTTCTGCAAAAGGGCGTGGCCCAGCACATATTCCGGGCCGGAGTGATTGTGGTTCCACACCACGGGCACCTTCTTGCCGTTGTCGCCCGCAAAGGCGTTCGGCGCAATGGTCAGCCCGTCGTAGCACTTGGTGTTCGCCTTAGTCGCCCAGCCGGAAAAGTCATAGTCGAAATTCATCGCCATTTTGATTTTTCCTTATCCTCTCTCCTGTGTCAGAAGCCGGTCCACCGTTTCCTTACCGCCCGCCATGGCGGTGTTCTGCGCCTCTTCCGGGCTCTGGTTCAGGTTCTTGTTGCTCAACTCATCCGCACGCGGGTCTTTCGAGGGCTTCAGCCCGATCACCTGCCGGAATTCGTTGGAGCTCATGATCTCATTGCGGGTAAACTTGTCCGCCATCTCGGCCACCGTGCCAATGGGTGCCAGCTTGAATGGGTCACGGAAGAACAGGATGCTCTGGCCTTGGCTTCTTGCGGTCTTGGTCAGGAACTTCCGCTTCATCTCGTCCACGATCGCGCTGATGATGGGCTCCACGATGCGGTTGTAGTAGTTGGTCATCGCCGCCTCGTCCGCTGTACCGTTCATGATCTCGAGGGTAATACCCAATTGACTGTAAAACATGTTCGTCAGGTATTCGATCTGCTTCAGAAGGTTGTTTTCGAGGCTGCGGTTCAACTGCGTCACCCGCTCGGTGCCATCCGTCCACGCAATGCCGTATTTCGAGTCCCGGAGCTGCTCTTCGATCTCCCGCCGACGCTTGTTTGCCTGCTCTCTGCGGGCTTCACTCTTCACCACATAGGGCAGCTGAATGATCAGGTCCAGCTTTCCGGCACCGGCCTGCTCGTCTACAACGTCCAGAAGGCTCAGCTTCCGGATCAGGCGCTGCATTGTGCTGTTGGGCTCGTTCATAATGGCATAGAACGGGTTCTCGATCAGCGCCACGGTCTTTTTCGGCAGAACCAGTTCTTCCTTCTGGCCGGTCCGGTCGTTGTAAAGCCGCACCCGCACATGTTCGGGGTACCATTCCAGCACCTTACCCACCCGCATGGAGTAGATCTTATACCCACTGCTCTTGCTGGGGTCATAATCCGCTTCCACCGGCACCACAGCCACCACACCCTCGTCCAGCATGCTCATTACAATGTCCTGAACAAGCCCTCGCCCGGTCTGGTCGATGTTAGCTTCTAAATTCAGGCAAGAATTAAGGCCCGAATCGATGACCGAATCAAACCGGCCATTGTCATCGAGCCTTACATGCTGTATCGTGATAGCACTGCAGTCCATCGAGATGCGGTTGTACACGCTGGTCACAAAGGTGCGTTCATTGCCACGCGTCAGCCGTACCCGGTCAGGCCGGTAACTGTACCCGCCTGCATATCCTCCAAAGTTCGGGGGAGGGTCCCGGTTCAGAAAAGCGTTCCAGGCGTGCTTCAGCCGGGAACCAAGATTCATTTCCATTTTGAATTTTCCCTCCCGGCATCAGTCGTCTTTCTTTTCTTTCTCCAAGCTGCCCGTGCCAACGGCGTTTGCCAGTTCCGGGTTGTTGAACACGCCCATCACAGCCTTCTTGCCCGCATACAGCATGGCACCGGTGGCCATCTTGGTCAGCGCCTGCTGTCCGGCATTGTTGAGCACCGTCTTCACAAAGGTCTGCCCGCCGTTGATTTCCTTCTTCAGGTTCTTCACGTCACGCTGCAGCTGGAGACGTTCCCGCTCCATCTTCAGTTCCTTGTTCGGATCGTCCTCCCGGACGTTCGTCTGCCCGGCCAGGTCCCGGTACTGCTTTTCCATCTGCATTCGGTTGATCTGGGTCCGCAGTTCCTCGTCCGAATAGTCGCTGGCTTTCTTGCGGTTGGCTTTCGGGGCATATTCCGGCTTTGCTTCGCCGGCATCACCCTCGCTGCTGTACCGCTTCTTGCCGACTGCGGTCAAACTGCCGTCCGGGTTCTGGTAGCGCCGCACGCCCCATTTCATGCCCTTGATGCCCCAGTGGTAAAGTTCATCGAGTTTCGCCATAGGCTCACACTTTCTTCGGCTGGTAGTAGGGGCGCTGACGAATATTGTCCATCACCCGCTTCTGGGCGCTCACACCGGACTTGCTGGCAGCACGCTTGGCGGCAGTCTTTTGCTTCTGTGCCCGTTTCCGGTCCGCACTGTGCTGTTCGCCAATTCGTTTCGAGTTGCTAACCTTGGAAGCAGGAGTATTCGCAGACTTCTTCTTTCTGCTCTTCAGCAGATTGCTCACGGTGGCAGCGCCTTTCTTTGCATTGCGTTTCAGGTCCATGCCAGCTTTCTGCGCTTTTACCTTTGTTTTTCTCAGCTTTTTGTCTGCCTGATAAACCGCTTCCAACAGCTTGGCTTTTTTGCTGTTTGCTTTTTTGGCATCTCTATTAAACCGGTCTCTAACTTTCCCTTCCGCATGCCAATCTTGGTATTCAGTTTCCCGTTTTTTCCCGGCACTGTTTTTGTACGACTCATAGACATAAGGGCCAGTGCTAATCAATGTGTCCGGTTGCCATCGATTTTCGCGATGAGATTTTCTGGCTTTTCCAATAAGGCTGTTATCCGCTTTTTTCGATGTGCCAGAGTGGTCGCCTTTGCTTCTGCGGTAAGAATCGTATTCTGCCGCCGAATAGAAATAGCGGTAAACATTCCGTCCGCCCTTACTGCCCACGATTTCACGGGCATAGTACCGGTGATTATCACGTTCTGCACCTTGCTGGCTGTGTGCAAGGTAATTCCAGTAGTCCATTTTTATTCCTCCTTTGTGGTTTCTTTCGGCTGCGAGAGGCTTTCTTTCACAGCCAGTTGCTTTTATCCTCATTCCCGTGCTATACTGGCATAAACAGTTCTATTTTGCGAGGAGAGGATCACACCATGTCAACAATCATCTGTCCCAACTGCGGCGCACAAGTTCTTCGTCCTCCTTTGAATTCGGACGAACTGGTCTGCGCCAATTGTGGAGCCAAGATCAACATCAACGTCAATTACAACTTCAACTATTCCAAATATGAGCACACTAAGCACATTGTGGACGATGCCAAAATCCAGTCCGCCGATAACAGAAACCGTGTCATCGGCATTTTCGCCACTCCATTTGAAGAGTATCGGGCCAGAAAAGAGCATAAGCGCCATATGGAAGAAGAGGCTCAGCGTGCTCAGGAAGAGGCTGTTCGTGAAGCGCAGGCCCAAGCTCGTGAAAATGCAGCACGTAGAGCTGAATGGCGTGCCGAAAATTTTCCTAAGATTGCCCACTACATCACCACTCATAAACAGGAGACGTTGCTTACCATCATTGTGGCTATCCTTCTCGTGTTCAGCGTGGTTACTTTTTATCAGAAGAGTGCTGACCGCGCTGCAAGACGTGCGGCAGATTCAATTGCGGCCCGTGTCGCCGCAGGCGAAGCGCAAATGCCCGCTTCTTCCTTCACTGGCGATTACCGCACCGCCGTCCGTGACCTGAAAGAAGCCGGCTTCACCAATGTCACCGCGGAGGGTGCCGGGGATCTTTATTTCGGTTTCCTAAACAAGGAAAACGACATCATTGAGGTCACCGTCGATGGTGCGCCGGACTTCACTCAAGGCACCTGGTACGCGGGTGACGTTCCCATCGTCATCTCCTATCACAGCTTCCCGGAGCGCTCGGCTTCTTCTGCAACTTCTGCTTCGTCTGTGACACAGTCCATCGCAGAGGAATCGGCCGCTGAAAGTTCGGCTGCGGTTCAGCAAGAAGAGGTTGCTTCCTCCTCAACAGCTCTCGTCATGCCCTCGGACGCCGACTGGTGGGAGCAGCTTGCAAAGGATGCCGCTTTTGGCATCGAGTTTGACGACTACACTGTCTGCTACTGGATCAGTCCTTCCAACCGGACGGTTCGCTATTTCTGTTACGGCAACGGCGATACCTATGGCCTTGTCGGTCATATCACCGATGGCACTTACGATACCGGTTACACCGTCCACTTCAACTACGATTCCGGCTGGGATGAACAGCTTGTCATCTCCGATGGTGTCCTGACAGTTACAGACGCGAACGGTGCCAAAACCACCATGACAGACGAGTTCGACATGGACTCTGTCCGGGAAGTTTATAAAAACCACTTCGCCGACATGCCCGAAAGCTGAAAGGAGCATCTTTATGACCATCACTTGCCCGAAATGCCATAAAGAAATCAGCATCCCAGACGATAAGCCGTCGGCCGTAAAATGCCCACACTGCAAGGTAACACTCGCCCTTAAATATAAAGGCGATGAGAGTTCGGAAGAACCTGAACAAGACGAAAAGCCTTCCCTTAAAGACCGAATCAAAACCGTCTGGCGAGAACACAAGGGCAAAATAATTGCCGGTGGGGCCGCTGTCGTTGCGGCGGTGATAGGCGGAATTGTCGTTTATAACAAAATCAAAGATTCTACAGTCGATTCCGATTCAGACCTTGATCTTCTTCCGCCTTCCGAGCCTGATCCACCTCATACAGAAATAGATCGTTATGAACTTGCGGTCGATCCATGGGCAACAGACGATGAAGACGACGAGTTTCCAGAAGACGATGGCGACATTGATATGTCTGACCTGGAGTATTTTTCGTTTCTTGTTGATCACTGCTACAATTGCGGCGGGTCTTTAGCCGGTGGCGAATATACATTTCCCTGGGAGGATGGCAGCAATGAATATGGCTACTGGATTTGCCCACACTGCCATGCGATCAACGAGGACTGGAACAGCGTCGATGACGACTAATCACTCAAACGCATCCCGGTTATTCTTGTAAGCTACATACGCATCCATCATAGCGGCAACCGCATCAATCTTCTGATCATACCGTTGTTTCAGGAGCTTGCGGTTGCCGTTTGTGTCTTCCAAGGTAATGCAGTTGCCCATGGCAAATTGCATCAACTGCTCATCAAACAGCAGTTTCCGCTGCTCGCTCAGCTTCTTCAGCTCGCCCAGAGGCACACTCTCCGTCCTTGCGCCCTGGATCACCTTCTCAATGCCATACTCGCCGTTCTCTCTGGCCCATCGCTCCACAAAGTCCTTTGCATTGTAGGGGTCGTAGCCAAAGCAGCGCACGTCGTAGCCGCTGTTCTCGATAAAGGCATCCAGGTCGTCGTACACTTCCATCATGTCCAGCACGGTGCCTTCCATCACCGCCAGTGTCCCCTCCCGCATGAACTCGTCGTACTTCTGCCGCATCGCTTGGGGCAGCTTCGACAGCGTGTAGCTGGTGATGTAGTCTCGTGTCTTTACCCCAAAATATCCGTGCTCCAGCGGAAACAGGAAGGTGAAGGCACAGAAGTCGTCGCCCTGACTCAGGTCAGCGCCCATGCTGCAGGCCATCTGCCAGAAGTCTCGATGTCGGTGAGGTAGCGTCTCCTCGTAGGGGAAGAAATAGGTGTATCCTTCCATGGGAATGCCAAATCGCTTTGCCAGAATGTCGTTGCGGCTGGCAGGGGCTTTCTCAGCACGCTCCACGTCCAGCTGATAAGCCTCGTAACTTACTGTCAAACCAAGATTTGGGTTGGCTTTTATCCACATGGAAGGGTCATTCACTTCGTCAATGGAATCCAGCTTATAGTACCAGATGGAGACGTGGGGGTTCACATAGTCCCCTTTCAGGATGCTCATGAGCTCCATTTTGATGGAGTCGCCGCAGCCGTTACGGACGGTTCCCTCGCTGCTGGTGGCCACGATCAAATAATCGTTCACCTTGCTGGAACCCTGCTCGATGGCACCAATAGGGTCCTCACGGATGGGGCAGCTCAGCCATTCGTCCACCGTTGCAACCTTGTCTCTCCGGCCCTGCAACTTGTCGATGCTCATGGGACGAATCTCCAAAAGGCTGTTGGTCAGAAAATTCTCAATGCCCTTTTTGGTGGAAGCCAATTTTACTCTTCCGCTTGCAGAGCCCGTGGTGTTTTGCAGGCTTCCTTCGGTCATGAAACGATAAAGAGGTCCCCTCGCCCGTGCGATTGCTGTTCGTACCGGTGAGAGGACCTCTTCTGCTTGTTTCATGGTGGGGGCTGTGGTGATCTGCTGTGTAGTGTAGCCGTCAACAGAAAGAAAATACTGCTGAATGCAACTATCATACATACTTTTCGCCGCACCTCGTGCCACGATCAGATACTGCTTTCGTACCAGTCGGTGTTTGATGCGCTTCTGCACATAGCGTCCGCCATGCCCGTCCGGGTTCGGTTTATACACCGTGCGCTCTTCAAAGTAGTACCATCCGAATATCTGCTCGGCCCACAGCTTGAAGGTATCCAGCAACTTCAGGTCCGTTCCATCTGTCAGGGTCAGCTCCCGTTCGCAAAACTTCACGAAGCCATCCATAGCCTTGTCGTCATACCAGACACCGGGGTTTGCGATCAGATCGTCGATCCGGTTCATCTCCATAGAGATTTCCCTGCAGACGGGAATTTCGCCCCGCAGCACGGCCTCCCGGAAACGGCCGTAGTATTTTGGCGTAGCCGTATTCGAGAGTGCCATTGGCTTATGCTCCTATCAGATTTTCCAGATCATCCACCAATGCCGATTAAGATACACCGGCTTTAGTCCGTCATGCTTAGCCTCCTAGCTTACTGCTTGTCCTGCTGGGCCAGCAGCTGGGTCAGCTCCTGGTACTGGTCCGCTGTCAGGCGGTCGGCGGCAAAAAAGATATCCAGCTTTTCCGCCAGGCCAGCAGTCTGGCCCCGGTCGATCATGCGTTTGCAGATGCGGTACAACATTTTATGCAGTCTCCTTTCAGGTGATAGTGGGGTCCACCCCGGCTTCCAGCAGGGTCAGGCGGTATTCCTGGTCCACGGCCAGGGCGTCGGTGTCGGCCTGGGCGGCCTGGGTCTCTGCCACCAGCTCACCTAAGGTGGGGTAGTGGTAGCCGGAGAGCCAGAGCTCGATGGCGCTGCTGTAGTTCGAGCTGCTGTAAGGGCCTTGTATGTGCAGCGTACCGTCTGCCCGGAAGGTCATGGTGCACACAACATTCGCCGGCGTAGTATCAAAGACATGGCTGGTGTTGCCGCCCCGCGCCAGGTCAAATTCAGTTCCGGTGTAGGTGTCACACTTGGTCCGGATGTGGACATAGTCCACTCCGTCGGGGATGGAAACATCATAGGTCCTCCACTTGTTGGGGCTTTTTGTCTGCTGGTTCCACACCAGCCGGGGTGTGGACTTTACCGCCACGGCGGCAGCGATCTTATCGTTGAGGGTCTTGCCGCTGAGGGTGCCGTCCGGGGCGATGTCCAGGTAGTCCCCCACCTTTACGCCGCCCAGCGTGGTTGCTGTGGCGGCAGGCAGGGCGTACTGCTCTGCTGCAGACAGCGTGCCGTCAGGGGCAATATTCAAGCCGGGGCCCGCTTTAACGCCGCCGAGCGTGGTTGCCGTGGCCGGCGGCAAGGTGTAGGGCGTAGTACCCACGGCCAATGGTCCAAATGCCATTAAAAGGTCCTCCCTTATGATGTAATAATATGCAGCCAATGCCGCCGTGGGGATATGCTTTGCCCGCAAACGGAGCACACCGGACAGACTTTCAGAGCTAGAGAGAAAACATGCTGTTTCTGCGACATTTTGACCTGCCGGAGTAATTTCGACTGCCACTACATCATTCTCCGTCAGACCAGAGACAGGAAGATCCACATAATATGGATAACCGTAATTCCCGTCTTGCTGCCAGCCTGTGGTCGGGATAGTGAAAGCAGTAAGCGTAACCTTATCTGCCTTGGCCTTGTCCAATGCCGAAACCGCACCAGACACGGTGACCGTCAGCGTGCTCAATTCCTGCAGCACTCGCTCCGAAACATCCCGCAGGCCGGCCAGGATGGTCTGAAAGCTACTCATTGATTACGCCTCCGCAAATACCTCGTCCAGCATGGCCTTCACTTCGGCGGAAGTTGCCAGAACCAGACCATCAAGTTTGGTCTTATCGGCGGCAGACATCAGACCTGCGTTGGTAGCAGTGGCCTCGCCATAGGAAACGAGGGGCTGCCAGGTGCCATCGCCACGCAGGAACTTACCCTGTGCCCCGGCAGGAGGTGCGGGTACCAGACCGTTTGTGCCAGCAGCAGAAGACGTTGCACCGCTCATGGGAGAATAGGTAGTATTGGTGCCAGGAATGCCCAGACCCGTAATATCCGCCTTCGTCACCGGCGCAACTTCGGTAACATGACCGGAGGCATCCACCGTCACCTTGTACAGGCCGCTGCTTCGTGCCGTATAAGTCGGATGGGTGTACTTGTTTGCACCCTCGGCGATTCCGGCCAGCTTGGTACCCTCAGCATCGGTCATCAGACGCTTGCCGTTTTCTTTCTGCATATAACCGCTCAGGTCAACGGTGGTGTCGTCCAACTGCTCCATGGTGTAGCTGCCGTTTGCGCCCTTGATCTTGGCGTAGATGTCGTAGTGCTTGGTCTTGGGGTTCAGCACCAGGTACATCACGTTTTCGGTGGCACTGTCCACACCGGGTACGGTATCAACCTTCTGGAAGCTGGCATGGCCAGTCTTGGCGATGGCCGTCTGAATAGCAGATGCCACCTGTGCGCTGGTCTGCCAAGAGCTATCATTGGTCAGCTGACTGGTCTTGGTGGGCACGGTAATATCCACAGCCTTGGCGTTGACCGCCTGTGCCTGACCATTGACCTTGATAGTCTCGATGACGTTTGCCTGACCACCCTTGTTTTCCAGAGCCTTCATGCGTGCCTTCAGTGCTTCGTCTCTTGCTTTCTGGCGATTTGCCAGGTCCTGAAGGTCACGCAGTTCAGGAATATGCGATAAATCGTAAGTTGTCATTAGTCTTCCTCCTTAAAAATCTCATCCAACATTTCTTTTACTTCTTCGGCACTTGCAACCCGGATGTTGATTCCGGCCACTTCTCTCACAAATGCCTCCCACGCCGGCGTTCCAGGCCGAGGAAGCTGTCCATCTTCTGTTCCACTATTTGCAGCAACAATATACATGAGGTCCGCACTGGTGATCGTCATACCGTCACCATCGGTCCCCTCGAAAGTGCATACGCCCTTTCCTGCATTTTGTGTCACAATATCTGGAACGTCAACGAACCCATCCTTTACCAGGGATGTCCCCAGCGTTTTCCCACATGCAGTATGCCAACAGACCCGCACAGTAAGGTTCTCCCATTCACCACGAGGGTCTATGACAAGACGGTAAACTCCACGATTTCCGGCGTATCCGAGTGCCAGAGCAATCGTATTACAGGGCGGTTGGGCCGTCCCATTTGAGCGCAGCGTGACCGCAAGGTCTATCATGTCGTCACCCCTTTTGCTTAATATCCGGTTCCAACAAGACAACGGCAATCGTAAGCTCCTTTGCCGGCTTTGTTTTTGACCAGAACTTAAGTGCGCCATCCAACGCCTGACAGGTCTCATACAAGCCTGCTGCAATCGCAGATGGGACATCATCCGGCTCGACAGTTGCGATTGGAACCAGAAATGCCGTGCATTCCGCTTTTTCGAGCGTACAGGAATATGCGGCATCTGTATCACTTTTGTTCCACTCCGTCACAGGGATCCTCACGAGTTGTGAACCAACAATTCCTCCGTTATAGGAGGTTGTGATGCTGTCCAGCAGCCTGCCTACGTTCGTCTCGCTGGTCTTTGCGGCGGCAGCACTGGTGGCAGCTCTCGCCTCGCTCTCCTTTGCGGCGGTTGCGCTAGATGCAGCCTCGGCGGCACTGCTCTGAGATGTTGCGGCACTGGAATTTGCTTTTGCCGCACTGCCAGCGGCATTTGTCTCGCTGACTTTAGCCGCATCGGCACTGGTTGCCGACTCTGCTGCCGAGTTCTTTGCGTTCTTCTCTGACGACTCCGCAGCGGTTGCGGCTTCGATAGCAGCATTGGCACTGTTAGCAGCATTTGACTCGCTAACTTTAGCAGCTTGCTCACTACTCGAAGCAGCAGTTTGACTGGTCTTTGCCGCATCGGCACTGGTTGCCGCTGCGTCTGCGCTTGTGCCGGACGAATCTGCGTAGGATTTTGCGTTCCGCTCGGCATTGGCGGCTTCAGTAGCGGCCGCTGCTGCCTCTTCTGCCCCGGTCACCAGCGTACCGGAATAGATCATCAGGTCATTCTTCAGATGTGTCAGATAATCTACGATCTCCGGTATATCCCCACCTTCGTAGGGTTCCAAACCTTCAAGCACAGTTCCTGAGCCGAGGGTGGTGTGGTAAGCCTTCTGGACGACCCCGTCGACATCCGTCATAAAGCAGTTCACCACGAACAGAACGGTTCCTTTAACCATAGTAGCATCTGCGGCCACGGTCCAGATAAAACAGAAGCTGTCAGTCTCCACGGTCTTTTCCGTTACCGTAAAATAATTGATGTCGCCGTCCGCATTCTGGTAGTTGATCCTGATGCAAAATTCGGACAAGTCAGACCCATGATAAAAGCGATTCATCCGGAACCGCACACGGTTCACATCCTTGTCTCCTTCTACGCCCAGAACAACGCCTCGTTCAGGAACGGTGATGATACGCAAATGCTCGTCAATGATGAACGAAAGCTCGTCATCGCATCCTGCCTGATTTGCTGATTCCAGCAGCTCGTCAATACTAGCCATTCGTTCACTTCCTTTCAAAGATTATCGTTTACAAGCCCTTCCAGACTCACACCATTTCCGATAGTGGTCCCAAATGCCTGTTCGATTTTTCCGTTTGCTCCTCTTTTCACGCAATAGACAGTGAATTGCACGGTGCCTTTGTAGGAGACCACATCTTTTCCCACGATCCACGTGAAGCTGATTGCGTCCTCAGTGACCGTTTTGTTCACCGCATCAAAGCCGCCACGCTCATCCTCGGCATTATCGTAAAGAACTTGGATTTCAAAGTCCGAAAGATCGGTTCCACGATAATACCGTGGCATCCGGAACCGGACGAGATTCACGTCTTTGTCTCCCTCTACGCCCAGAACAATGCCTCGTTCGGGAACCGAGATCAGTCGAAAGTCTTTGTCGATCACAAAGCATAGTTCTTCTTCATCCCGATTCGGCTCGACCATGGTTGCCAGAACTTCTTCCACACTCGCCATCACGCCACCTGCTCAACCAACACCGGATTTGTCTTCATCCGGGTCTTGCCGGTCTGACCGATCAGTTGTACTTTAAAGCTTCTGCCGTCGGTCACATCATCGGGCACAGTGCACTCAAAGTCGGCATTCAGCGCAACAGCGTATTCGTCATTGAACACCATGACTTTCTTTGCATAGAGCCAATCATTGTCTCTCAGTTGCACATGGCAGCGCAGATACCCTTTGCTTCCGGCCATGATGCCGGAAAAATCGCCCTGCTTGGAAAGCTTCTGACCTTCCACAGCAAACATCAGTTTCCGCATCCAACTTCCTCCTTATCGCATTCGGTATACAGCCGCCATTCCAGCTCGCTGATCATACTCTTGGTCGCATCCATTACACTACTGGACTGAGGAGGATCGAACAGCAGACGAACTTTCATCGCCACGTAGCTTTTTACAGCTTCAATGTCGGATTTGTTCTTACAGAAATCACTCCAGGTCGCCGTGGCGTCAACGATACCAAAACCCTCCTGCGGTCCTACGCCCATTTGACGAAGGATCATCAGCACGCTGTTAATGTGCATGATAAGGTCGGTATCAAAGGCCGCATACTCCTCGGTCAATCCAAGGAGCTTCTTCACCGAGGTCAGGATACTGTCCATTTTGATTTATCTCCTTTAGTCCACGATGCACTGGTTGTCCCACTTCTTGTACGCGTCCAGATAGGTCTCGTGCTTGTCACCGTTGTGGGTGATCTCGTAGTACATGCCGTCAGACACGGTGGTGCTCACCAGCGCCTTCCAGTTCTGCAGGGTTTTGCTGAACCATACGATGAACACATCCTCGATGGTAAGCTTCTTGCCGTCGGTCACATCCACGTGTGCGTTAAAGTAGTCCACCACCAGCTGCTTTGCACGGGTCATCATTGCTTCGTTATTCATTTTGTTTTCCTCCTTTTATCATTCCTCATGGTCCATTACACCTTCGGCTGCAATGGCTGCATTTGTCCAGAACAATGCCTCATCCAACTTCGTCAGCGCCAGACTGCGCTCACGGCTCGGTGCAATACACCGCACCATGTGTTCTGCCTCCTGCATCTTCAGCCGCAGGTTCGTGCTGTATGCTGCTTCCGCAACATTAAACTTTCGTACCGGATACATCTCATTTCCTCCAAGGACAGGTATCGCCCGGTCGCCTCTCCGCAAACGCAGGTTTTAAGATCGTGTCATCTCCGTAATGGATGGCCTTGTGGGTGCGGTCGCTCACGCATACCACGTTTTCCGGGTCCAGCAGTGCGTTCGTGTGCCCCAGTACGTCTTCCTTCGTCAACGGGTTTAAGTGGTGGATAATAATGCGCGGACGGATGGGTTTTCCGCCTCGTATCACCCAGTCAGTGATCTCGTGCTCTGGATGTGCCAGATCGCAGCCCATGTCCCGCACAATAATCTTGTCCCGGAACTGCCGCCATTCTCTCGACTGGTAAAAATCCTGGTTCAGGTATCGGTCAAAGCCGAATGTATCCATCCCCACCGTACCGTGCAGTTGTAAATAATGGAACCGGTCGTCGAAGATCGCATACCGCATCATCTCGGAATAGGTTTTAATAGCCGGCATCTTCTTCACCATCATCCTGTCCGTTGTAGATGCGCATGGCCTTGATGGCTTCGGCGTACATCTCTTCAGTGTTCTTTGCCGCCTGCAGTGCCTCAGTTTTGGCGCGCAGCAGCTTGTTTTCTTCTTCCAGCTTTTCTTTTTCGAGTCTGGCCTTTGAACCGGAAAGCCGCAGGTAGTAAGTCGTCTCCGCGCTGGAGGCTGTGCCTTCCCGCAGGCGCTTTTCTACCAGATCCACGGCCAGCGAGATCATCTGGTTTTCTCGTGCTTCTGGAGACAATGCCGGCCGCATCCCGACATCATCGCCAGACGAGACCTTTCTTGTCTTCATGGGTTTTCATTCCTTTCGCAAGGGTTTTGGGCCGAACTACCCTCGATTCTGTTTTGTTATGGCGGCTTATACCGCACTTATAGAGCTTTTGTAAGGGCTTATGAGAGCTGCTTGAGAAAATCTGTGAAAACGATGCCTGCAAAGCATTGAAAGGAGAAATTTTGTTAAGCAAAAGGAGGTTAAAGTCTGAGAACCCATCATAGGAGGTTGTGTCCACTATCTCATAAGCCCTTACAAAAGCCCTGATTGCTAAACAATCAAAGCCTTTCTATCTTCGGGAATCAACACTGAGCCCTGGTCTACACCCCAAAGTCCAAATATCAATTTTACCCCCGGGGAAATATCAAAGACCGGCGCGATTTAGGGAGGGGGTGTGTTTTTCGAGACCCCCCTCCCCCTGTCTAATGGATAGATTTACGCCGCAGTCGTGTCATTTTCTGTATCGGGGAGGGTCTTTTTGACCTTCCGGTACAGGTTCAAAGGATCATCACGAATGATCTGATCGATTGTACGCTCAATTTCATAAGCATTTTCGTTATCCGTGAGCTGATCTGAGGTATAAGAGAGCCGTGCGAGGAGTCCACAGGAGTTATAACCGTGGTCGCAGTCAAAACGATACCACTGATCGAACTGGTCGTGCGGATCGTAAGGATTATCGACCGTAGTAATGAAACAACGAACCATAATTTTCGCTTCCTTTCGACCTTATTTCTTCAGTGCATCATAAATCGTGGATTTCGGAACATTACAGACTTCAGCAACTTCGGCATAGCTGTAACCCATGTCAAGCATTGCTCGTGCTTTGCTCAATTTGGCATTAGAAAGTGTTGTCGATGCTTTCGGCATTGCGCGTTTGATGATTTCAGAAGAATCAGAACTGTTCAGAAACTTCGTCAACATCGAATCCGAAATTGCATGATTCTGAACAGCTTCCCATTCCTTGTCCGTAAAGACGATTTTAGAGTTCCGACCGCTTGCACCAACAGAATCTCGTGCACGCTGCATCTCAACAGCAGAGATCTTCTTGATCTCTTTCTTGTCGGTTTTGCGATCAAGGCCTTGTGCTTCGATTTTTGCATTGATGTTGGCGTTTGCAATAATCATGGCACGCCGTTCTTTTGGCTTGTTGGTCAGAACTGCCTGATACTTTGCTTTCAAGGACTCAACCTCTGCCGCATACTTCTTGGCCGCTGCCGGATCACGCTGGATGCCCTTCATATTGACGGCTTCCTTGCGTGCCCGATTAGTCAGAGCCTTCAGGCCATTGGCAAAGTCTGCGTACAACTCCTCCTGCTTTGTGCCAGAGGACAAGGTATGGACATCTTTGGTCAGAGAGATGCGGCTTACCTCATCTTCAGCCACATGCACATTACCCTTCTCGTCCTTGTAGGTACGGCCACTCTCCTTGTAGATGAGTTCGCCAGTCTCCTTGTCGATACGTGTGCTGCCGCGACGCTCAGGAACACGGACGGTCTGCTTGCGACGGGACAGCAGCGTGGATGCACCACCGTACTTCGTATTGCCGTCTTCATCCACCCGGATCTGGTACTTCTGCTTCAGCTCCTGGATGCCGTTTTCACGCTCAGACCTCTTGTAGTCCAGGCCATGCTTCTCAGCGTCAATGACAACCATAGAGTGGCGCACTGCTCGCTCCAGATCTTCCGGCGTTGCACCACGCAAGGTCATGTCCGTAATCAGGTTCGAGATAATTCCCATCTCTTTCTGCTTCTCATCCTTCTTCATGAGACGAACATTGTTGGGGTTACCTTCCGGAACAGAGTAGGCAGTCTTGGGGTCGAAGTTCTTCAGACCGGGAAGCGGATTCGTTGAGTTGATACGAACCTTATCGCTCATCGGGATAGCCATAACGGTATCGCCATCAAAGTCTGCACCAGACAGTCGCTCTGCGACCTTCGCATTGATGCCGATGGCATCCTGAATCGCACCCAGATTGCGCTTGCCGCTGAGGTTCTTGTTATTGACTGTCACAACGGGGATCTCAAATGTGCCCGCATGCGGGTAGCGAATCAGTGCAAGCTGCGTTCCGTTCTCGTATGTAGGGCAATAGGCTTCTTTCTCACTGATGTTGTTCAGCGGAAGGATAACCTTCGTTGACTGACCGGGAAATGCAGACGCTTTCAGGGTCATGGACGTGCCTTCACACTGGTCAGCGAAGTCCATCAGCATCTTTTTCTTTACGGTCGGGTTCGTGTAATGCATGATCTCATCGTACTCGGCCTTATAGTCAGCCATAGTGAGGTCAAGCTGGCGTTTGATGAGCGGAACGGGCTGCTTGGACAGGAACTGTGAAGAAACATTCTTCGACATTGTGTCCCAGTCGCCTTCTTCTTTCAGCTTATTGATGGGAGAAAGGTGCTCTTTGCCGTCAGCGCCAATATAAGTGCTCTGGCCGTTCGCTTTGATGGCAGCACCAAACGGGTTGTCCGGGTCATCTTTGATGGGCTTGAATACTTTCATCTTGGGCGTACCAGAAGGCTTGTTGGTATTAAAGACAATATCAACGCCCTTCGGCAGGTCATCGGAATATACAGCCATGCCCTTCAGGTAGTGGCTGTCATCCACCATGATACGAACCTGCGCATAATGGGAATTGCCCAAATCCAAATCAGGAACGCCGCGGCGAATCTCCATAACACCGTCTTTTGCAAGGCCGCCTTCGTCGCCATAGCGCACCGCCACACGATCAGAGCTCATGCTCACAGGACGCTGTAGTTTTTTGAAGCTGTCTCCACCATCGTCGGAATGATAGTCGCCAAGGGACTGAATCTCACTCTGATGCTTGTAGGCATAGCTCTGATCGAACTCAGGCTTGCCCAGAACGGTGATATTTGTCTGCTGACGAGGATTGGTCGGCTGCTTGATGCCGACGCCATAGCGCTTATAGCCGTATTCCGCTTCCAGAATATAAACAGCCTCATCCAGCTTGCCTTCCGAGACGCCAAGCGTAAGGTTGGAACCTTCGGAAATATCAATCATGCCTTTCTTGTCAACTTCCTTCTTCAGGACGTCAGCAATCTTTTCAGCCTGATCTTTCTTGGTTCCAACGCCATTCTGGTACATGGAGCGGACCGTCGATTCGGACAGGTTCAACTTCTGGCCGATTTCAGTCCAGCCTTTGCCGTCTTCTTTCAGTGCACGAATCTGATCCCACTGCAGCGCTTTACGGTCATGGCCGGCTTTGGCTCTTGCCACACGAAACTCGCCGGCCCCCAGCTTGTACTCATCGGGCAGAGTCGCATTGATGGCCTCAAGGATCTCATTTTCACTCATGCCCTGAGACTTCAGCTTATCGATTCGAGAAATAAAATCGCCCGAATGCTGGTAAGGCGTCTCGCCACTACCCCAGGGATAACGGCCAGAATGACGCTTGGTGCCGTAATGCTCCAGCGTATCGCCGCCGTATTCAATACCAAAATAGCTCGAAATATCTTTTTCAACTGGATTCATGTCAGCACCCCATCTTCAGCTTTGCAATAATTGGATCAAATTCACGGATCTTCTCCATCACAGCGTTGACATCATCCGCCTCAGGTGTGGCGATAATAATATCATCGGACTGATAGATGCGATTCTCGATCTGAATTTTCTCCGGCTTCACACGATATTCCAGACAGAACAGCGCATCATAAATCAGCAGCTGTTTCATATGCGCAGGAATCACACCCGTTTTGAGGTCATGTATCCGGAGAATATCATCGCGGAAGCAAATCGAGTCTGCTGTCCCAAAGCAATTCTCAGAATAATAGAGCACCTGCTCAGGGGTCATGCGGAATCCAATAGCATCGTTGACATAACTATTCAACGTTTTCTTCGAGCGTGGCAGCTTCTGGCCAAGAGAAATGCACTTTGCTGCAAACTCGTGCAGTTCGGTGCCTTTCTGCGCAGCCATGAAGCTGGTATAGGCCTCTGCAATTTTCTCGGGATCGTAATTGATCCAATGATACTTACTAGCGCCGAGAAATGCGTGTTGGCCTGTCAGACGCGAATGATCGTTGAAGGTCATCCAAAATCTCCTCCTTATTTTCCGGGTAAATGAACGCAGCGTAGCTCATCCGGTTCATGAGATCAACGTAGTAATCTTGATTCGGACGATGCGGTGCATTTGCAGAGCGTTTGCCTTCAAGCGCTGCCCACTTGTCTCCGCACAAAACCAAGAGATCAGGCATTCCCTGAATCTCGTTTGGATCAATGTGCAGAACAATGCAGCCCGGAAAGCGCTCTTTGAGTTCTCTTACCAGGTTTGTTTTGAATCGGTTCTCCAGCATAAAATCTCCTCCAAAAAGAAAAAGAGCAGCGTGCAAAGACACACTCTCTCCTCTTCATAAAAGAGCATGTATTTTACGCGTTTGTTTTTGTCGGTAGATGTCGGTTTTTGTCGGAAAACTTGCAAAAGAAAAAGACGCAGATTGCTCTGCGTCTTCGTCGTGTTTATTTGAGAATATCAATCCTCATGGGTATGTTCGGCATAGAAATAGTACCAATCCGGAACACCAGCCAGAAGCCGTCTTCCATCATCGTACTCAAACTTACCGTAGTCTTCGTTCAGTTCAAGGTTAGCGGACTCGTATTCATCAAGCTCGATGACCTGATTGATTTCGTCCTCCGTTTTCGTGATGTTGCAGGGCGGACAAGCCCAATATCCGGGAACTTCTTCTATCATGTTTCGTCCGCAGGTGCACACTGGAACCTTTGTGTGAATCTCGCGGTACCGGTTCGCATAACAGTGGACAACATTCCCTGCTGCATCAGTGGTGGTCCATTCTTCAAAGCCATTGTCATTGATAAAGCGGTCCATGTAAACCATCTTTACTACCTCATAAGCATCTAATCGGTGTGTGCATCATTTAAATCAAGTATACAACGCTGGTTGGGTTCTTACAAGATTTTCGCCTTGAACTTTTCGTTAATTTGGGTCGTTTTTCGTCTCTGCCCAAAAGCCCACTTTTATTTTCTACTTATATATATTTTTTTCATTTTTAATAAATAAATAAGAAAAAAAGTGGGCAAGTGGGCAAAATGGCATTTTCTTCCAAAAATATAACGTATTTACGCAATATTTTATCAAAAATCCGTGCCCACTTTTGGTTTTAAAAGTGGGCAGAAAGCGGGCTTTTGGCCAGAAATTGTGAATATTTTGTGAACAAACGGTCATTTTCGTTTATTCTAGAATAGAATTTCACGTCTCTGACACACAAAACCAAAAACAAAAGTGGGCACGAATTTCAAAAGTGGGCAAAAGAAAAAGGCCCTGAATTTTACTCCAGAGCCTTTATTATTTATTCGCCGCGCCATTCCATGATGATATTGGATGGGTGACTATAATAACCTTTATTTTTCCCTTCCGTTTGAAAGGTAATACTAGCATATCCCTTTGCTGGATAGTAGCGGTAGGAGTCGACATAGCCCTCCATGATAAGGTTTCCCCCCGGAGTATAAAGCCAGGCATAATATGGAGATTGTTTTCCAGAATCGCAGAAGAACCCGTTGTCCTCCAGCATTCCCCAGGATGTTATTGTTCCGTTTGTCGCTTCATCCAAAACGTCCACGGTTTCCGCATAACAAGGAACTGCCACGGAAAACATTAGGAGCGCTGCGATTACGGCCACCATAATATTCTTTTTCATTAAACGTCCCTCCTTTTTGTCTAAAAATAACATAAATTCTAACTGCTGTCAATGCCAATTTTCATCAGTTATTCCTCCAAACCCATCAAATATTCCGCACTCCGATAGACAAAATATCGCGGTGCAGGCGGTCGAACAAGTGCTTTTTTCGTGACATCTTCCATGCCAGATTGCTTTGTCCGCCACCCAATCGAGATGCAATGCCGGATATTCCGCTCCATTCTTTCTGGATTTGCCGCGTATTTTTGCCCGAGTTGTTCGTAATAAATGTACATGTGCGCCGGCTGTTCATCCTCCAGCAAAGCCTCCGTGACTATGTCGATCAGCTCACCAAGCGGATTAAATCCCATCAGCCACGGTTCAATGCCGACGCTTTTCAGATAATCATATGTTCGAGGTCGCATCAAATCACCACCTCACAGATGAATCACACAGGCCGTCAGAGCCGAGCAGCCAAGCATGACAATGATCCAGAAAATATCTTTCGGATGCACAATGATATGTACTTCTCCATCGATTTTCCTGAGATGAGTGCCGATTTTAAATCCCATACTGAGTCCATGCCAGTAGAGACAGCACATCAAAGCAAAGAGCAGAAATCTCATCATGTGGGCATCTCCAATCCTTCTCGGATGTCGTTTTTGATATACTCAGTCTCGCCAAGGGTCTTACGCCACTGAATAATTGCCCTATCCAAAGCAGCTTTTGATACACCGTCATTCCTTGCAAAGATTAGTGACTGAGAATATGACCAACTCCCATCGACATAACGTCCTGCCAAAATATTAGCAGCATCGGCCTCGTCAATCTTCATGAACGAACCTCCACGTCCGGCAGAATATCCGTATGGAAATAGAGCTTGTAGTGGTACGGATCAGTATGGGTGCCGGTAATATCCTCAACAACATACATTGTGTATTCATTCAAATACACATAGTTCTTCTTGTATTCGTTCGGGCCGGTCTTCACGGTGCAAACCAATTCGCTGTGGCCGTTGTTTGAGATGGACATAGCACCTTCCATCTCAAGAACAACTTTGTCCGTGCGAGCGTTGTAGACAGTGATTCGCCGCTCCGCTTCAAAGTAGTCAGCCTGTTTCGAGAGGTTCTGGTTCACCTTGTCGGCTTCAGAGCACCCGCACAGGCACCCCACCAGCATCATCAGACATACAAAGACACAAATAATACGTTTTTTCATTGTTACTTCACCTCAATATCAAATAAACCAGAAGCAAGAGCCATAATGCTTATAAGCAGCACAGTTCGCATCACTTCAATGCACTGCCTTTCCGTGTCTGTTCATCCTCGGGCCAGTACGTGTAAATATCATCAAAGACCACCGGGATCTTGCTCTGCAGCTCCTTCAGCAGCGGACACATGAGTTCTCTCATCTGAGGATGGGCCGCTACAGGAGTACGCAGCTTGAAAATGTTGCGCCACTCACGATAGTTGGCAGTAACCACGATCTCGGTTTTCAGGCACAGCGGCAGCACACAGCGGGCCTGTTCGGGACGCATACCATAATCAATAAGGTCGGTATAGTCACCTTCCACATCCTCGCACATATCACGAAACAAGGCCCACTTGTAATACTCTTCGCTCCGTACATCAAATTGCTGAGCCGTGCCGTCAGGAATATAAGACGGCCGAATAAACGTCAATTCCCTGCCAAACTTCTCCTTCGAGTAGTTGCAGTACCGCGTGCTCTCCTGCGCAAAGCTTGCAATGCGGTGCCGCACCAACTCATTCGCCACACCACGGTCACAGGTAAACAGCACACTCAGCTGGGAATGCTCCAGCATAGCCTCATGCCCCTGCTTCACCAGAAAGCCCACCAGCTTCTTTGCCGACTCACCGTCCGGCGTGATCTTGTCCTCGCTCTTGTAGCAGACCCGCGCCACCCGCTCAATCTGCTGGAGCTCCTTAATGCCTCCCTCAGAAATATCAGTGAGGATTTCGTACTTAGGTTCAATGATTTTCATAAAATGTTTACCTCCATAATATGGTTTGTATCGTTCAAATTCAGGCCATCTCCCCTGATTTAACTTCACGGACTACCCGGTCAAACTCTTTGATCTTTTCGATAATCGAATCGATGTCCTCAAAAGTAGGATTGGCGATTAAAACATCATCGTTCTGGTAGATGCGGTTTTCGATTTGAATATCGCACGGCTTGATACCATGTTTCAAACAGAAAAGTGCATCATAAATGAGAAGTTGCTTCATATCTGTCGGTTCATGCTTGGTTCTCAGAGCATGGATGCGCAGAAAGTTGTTTGTGAAGTCGATTGCATCAGCCACACCATAGCAGTTCTCGGAATAATAAAGACCCACCTCAGGTATCATGTGAAAATCAATCGCGTCATTGATATAAGCGTTGAGTGTCTTCTTGCTCTGAGGGAACTTTCGTCCAACTCTAATACTTCTCGCCGCATATGCGTGCGGATTCTTGATGCTGCTCTCAGGTTTAACGAATTTCATAATTAAATCTCCTTTTCATCAGTGAATCCACTATTTCGAGCTGACTGAGGCTCTTTCCGTTGCCCCTTTGTGGAACTATGTATCCGAGATGAGCCATTTGTTTATGGTCGCAGGATTTCACTTTGGGACACCTCTGGCATTTTGGAGCAAGAATGGTAATCGCTCCAAAGTCTTCGTTCATAAACTATCCTCTCGCTTCAACTTGCACTCCCAGTCGCCGCAGATATCTCCGCAAGCGAACTTTTTCGCGGTCTTCATGCCTTTACGGATAGCCTCCTGCTTGTCGGTCGCCCTGACTTCAAAGGTCTGATGCCCACCGCCATTGTCTGTGCAGGAAAATATAAAGGTGTGTTTCATATATTGGCTATCCTTTCTGCTTCGGGATCTCGTAAAATTGAATCCCATTCACTGATAAATCTCTTCAGATTCGAGTCATCGATTTCTGGTTGCATGGTTTCTGCATCGTAACTCATAGTAACACTACCGGTTTTATGAAAGCCAAGTTCGCATACGGGACAGATGATTTTATAATCAATTTTCAACATGCCTCCAGTTTGGCATGTTCCACTGGCAGCCAACCGCACTTTATGATAGCATACCGGACAACATCTCATAAAAAGTCCTCCGTAATAGCTAGTACGAATATATCGATTACTTCGTTCAGGAAGGCGACCACGCGATATGGCCAACTATTGAGTTTGCTCTTAGACCCGCAGTCCTTTTCTTGAATATCAGAATATACCACCGATCTCCCATATACAGGAACCCGCACAGCAGGTGTACGAATTGCTGCATACGGAATATTATCTACCCACAAAATTGGTTCCTCACAGCATTGAACTTCTTGGGCGCAGATTTGCCGAATATCTTTTGCACTGTATGCTCCAGCTTGTGCTATTGCGTTTAATGCCTTGGAAAACTTCTCAACATCATCCATCTTCTGTCATACCTCACAGCAAAATCCGAAACAGCGTAAACCAAATCACCTTCAGCGTAACTACAATGATGATCAGCCACGCACAGATAACGATGGTCATAGCCAGCATATGGCCGAGGAATACTCCGAGTTTCGTCCAAACATCAGTCATTTTCATCAACCCTTTCAAACCCTGCAAACTTTCCGAAGCCAATATTTCCATGCTCGCAGTGGTGAACCGGTTCATATTTTTTCAATTCGGTTACATGATTTAGAGCATCAGCCAGCCCCACATAGCAGAGACCATCATTAAATTTCTGTTCGCATAAGCTACATTTGTAAGCTGAAAAATAGAATGTTATCACCTCACACACCTCCTCGCAGCATCTACCCGGCACTCTGCAGCGTTCAGCTCAAAAATAGCCGCATCCACAAATTCCGGGTCGCAGTGATCAAGGTGGTTCCGAGCCACTTCCAAATCCCGCAAAGCCTCACGCAGGATATTAACCGTCGTCGGGATCGGCTCCATGCGGAATATCTTTTTGACATACTCAGCGATTTTTCGCAGCATTTCTACACCTCCACATCTTTGTGACATGACGAGCCGTGAGCCAGCCCTCAAAATCATCATGGCCAAGCAGCTGCGCACCCATCACCTCGATAAGCCCCTGCTCAAAGCCATAGGAACCCCAACCCCAAACGCCATCCCAGATACGATTTCCAGCAGCATCATATGCAATAATTTGCTCACCACCATCATGCCGTCCGCCAGGAAGAAACTCCTGATTGTCCGGTCTGTCCATCTCTGGCCAACGACGTCCATAAGTATGTGGAACCTTAGCGTGCTTCAGCAGAATATCCAGCTTCTGCATCTCGGTCATGTGACTCCAAACCCGGAGTTTCCAGGTTTTCTTAGACATGTTTCTCATTTCTGCATTTCCTTTCGTTAGCCTCTATGACCTTTGCGATTTTATGCTGAATATAAAGCACACAGCCAGCCTGACTATCACACCCGAATGAAGCCAATAGTCCAGCAATAGCATTCAGAGAGTTTAAATCCTCTTCAGCAAATATCATTTAGCGTTCACCGTTCCTCCTGATACTCTACAATTTTGGTCACTTCACTCTGAACCCGGCATAAGAAATCACACGAACTTAAGCAACCGCATTCCGCCAACGCCTCAGCGATATCGCCTAAAATATCCATATCGGCTCTTGTGAGATTAACTTGAGGAACAACTTCAATGTTCTCTTCTGTGATAAATGTGGTATAGTCCCCACAATGGTGGCATTTGATGCTCATGCGTTGCATGCAAATATCTCCCTTCAAATGTAAAAGCAAGAGCCGCAGATTTCTCCACGGCTCTATGCCCTTAGAACTCCTCAGCCAAATCATCCGGCATGAATTCCCGATTTTTTCTTAGTGTCGTCTTATTGATCATCGACAACTTCAGCTCAAGAAAGTATACCTGTTCGTCAAGTGCCATACGCTTACGCTTGTTTAGTTCAAGCTCATACATAAGCTGCTTTTCCTTGGCATCCAATTCTTCTCTAGTATAATCCTCATAAGGCGAATTCATAAAATCCATAATAACCTCCAAGTATAATTTGTGAGTATTCGTCCTTCATAAAGGAAGCTGATTATTTCGCGCCTTCCTTAAACTTCAGAGGTTTCACAGTCCCCTCCCGTGCACACTCCGTCAGGCACTCGTTGCAGGGCTCGTCCGTCTCCAGCACCTTGAAGTTCTTGCACTTCGGGCAGTAGGTTGCATAATCCACTTCGCGCATCCAGTCATTCATCAGTTTTTACCTCCGTGGTATATATGCATCGTGTATCCATTGCAAATCTTGCACTTAGCATAGCGGATGTTCGGATAGTACCTTGAATATCTTTCAGCTTCATTCCATTTATGGAGTGCTATTGTGCGTTTGCAAGCGCAGTCCATACACGCAATTTTTATAATGAGCATTACAGCCACCGCATTTAACGGCAACGAGCTTATCATCAGGGTTTGCATACTCATCGAGGCTACCGATGTATTTATGTACCCAATGCTCATTGCAAAACGGGCATTTCAAAATTCTACTGCTCGCAGGAACTTCATCCATGTCGTACAGCCACACCTCAGGGGCAACAGGATGGCGTTTATTGCAATTGGTACACTCAACCGATATCCAAGGACGTTTTTTCTGGGTCTTCTCCTGCTTAACGGAGAACCTATCATCCAGAATATCTTTTATAGAAACGATCACCGAATGGTTACAATAGTTGCATTTCAACTCAACTTTTTCATTGGGAACGCCTACTCGCCACGCTACCCCATCGCAAATCTGACCATTCTCTTTAATAATCGTAGCCTCACAATTGGGGCAAAGGACTTGATAGTTCTTTTTCTTAACCTCCCCAACCTTCGCAGCAAACCTATCATCCAACTCAGGATGCGTCACCCGCTGGTTCAATGCCCAGAGCAGGTTCCAGCAGGCAGCACGCAGGTGGTCCTCGTCGTCCATTCCGACCATGTACTTCGCCAGATGCCGAGAAGCACTATCCAGCAACGAATGCAGCGGGATACCCTTATCCACATTGTGCTCACCATACTTCAGCGCACCCTCCTCGCAGTGCTTGCTGACCTCCATGATGCCATACCAAGGCAGAAGGTCCATCCGCCCCTTTCCTGCATGCATATCACGCTTGGCACCGGTTTCAAATTCGGTGCGGTCTCCAGAATCCTTAATCATCGTTTTCTGCCTCCTCCAGCGTTCTCATAAGCGCAACCGCCCGCATTGTTAGCGCTATATAAAGTGAAGAAATCCCGGGTCGGAAATTCCCCTCCTGACAACCTGATTTGCCAATTCATCTTTATTGGCGTATTCGAGCATCTCATAGGAAATGTTTTTAAGCGCTTCTTTCGCTGCATTCTTTTCAAGATTGTTCATTTCTTTTTCCTCCGTTTGATTTGTTCACCAATAAACATATAGCGAACGTTTGTACGCATACTATGTCGCCAAGCCATCATCCTATCATGGTCTTTCCTGTTATTCGATGCTGCACGAAAGAATGCTGCCGGGATAAGTACGAAACACTTATCGCTCATCTTTCGCCTGTAAATCTGCTTCAGATGCTTCTTAGACAGGTTTTTCATCAGGTAACCTCCAACACCTGCTCCGGCGAATAAATGCCGAAGAAATTGTACGCACCAGCCTCGTCCAGTGAAACTCCGACAAAATATCCATCTTTGCCGCAGAATGTCACATAGTCTAAGCCAATTTCCGTCGGATTGCGAAAAATGTACATTTTTAGTGCATTTCCAAATGATCTATGCTCCTTGCACCTACTTTCCAGCATCCGATCAATCTTCTTAATCGTCTTTCTCGACGGATTACACATGGTTCTGTCCCCCTTCATATTTCAGAAAAACACCATACTCTCCCCTTACAAATAAGACCTTTCCCGTTTTTAGTGCCTCGATGTCTTTGTCCGTTAATATGAAGAAGTTGTTGCCAAATACGGACTGTTTCCGGCATACATCAAGCAAGTCAATCGGTTTCAGCGTTTCATCAAACCAGCTTTCAATATCCTCTTTCGTAACACGGCACGGTCGATTGTTTCCTTTGCAGCACCCATTCTTCATGTAGCCGGGGCATTCTTCATATGCCATAAATATCAACCTCCATAAAATTTCCGCTCATTGAACTTTTTCTTTTCCATCAGGGCTCTGCCGATTGCAAGATCAATACCAGCCCTGCTCTTCAAGTGATAGAAATATAAATCGGTATACGGAGTATTCAGTCGGTCGATACGCCCAGATGCCTGCTCCATGACTTTGTAGGAGTAATTTTGGCTGTAAAATATAATGGTGTCCGTCTTGATGCAGTTCCAGCCTTCTGCCCCGGCGTTATACTGCACAAGATAGACCCACTTCTTACCATCCGGTATCGGCTGATGCTTGTGTCCGTTCCACTGCGCCACTTCCACGTCTTTGTCATATGCCAGATTCAGCAGAATATCCAGCTCATAGTCAAAGTTGTAGAAGACGATAGCTCGCGGATGTGTCTTGCAAATATCCAGCATTGCATCTGCCCTGCTCGGATCGGTGTTCACAAGCTTGCGCAGCAGATAACAGAACTCGCTGGCAGTTTCGATTGGTCGGTTCTCATACGGATTCCACCGAGATTTGTGAATATCTTTGTATTTCAACCGGTCAAAGTCCACATACACTGTCTCATGGTGCTGCACGGTATGCCGCTCGAAGTCCATATCCACAAGTATTCTGTCCCGCAATCGCACGAGTCTGCCCGTGTTCAAATATCTGTCGATCTTCGGGTACTTCGAGAACCTTGCATAGACTACATGTTCGTTTTTGAACTGCGTGCGGTTCTTAAAAAAGCCATTTGCAATGAACACCGGAACATAATCCATCCAGCAGTCACCCGGAGTAGCACTCAGCAATATCCAGTCGTTCGCCTTCGCTATTTTCTGGAATGACTGCTCCCATTGTCCGCTTCCGACAACGCGCTGCTCGTCAAATATAAAGAAGGCATTTCGCACCCCAATATATTTATGCACGTTATTCCACGAATCTACGACGACTTTATGATGATACATAGCTGCTTTCTCGTCTGTGGTCATCATAAACGGGAGCATTTCTTCTTCCCATTCTGCCGTATCACGCTTGCGTGCTGTCGTGATGATGTACAAATCCTGCGGAGGATCGTGCATCTTTACATAGTGCTTGGTGTTTACCTTGCCTCCATTCTGAATATAATAGTAAGCCAGTCCTGTCCGGCTTTTTCCACTGCCAACGCCGCCGCATAAGATGCAGCCATTTCGCATTCGGTTGACTGCATCCTGCTGGTAATTATACAGTGCTACTCCAGACACTTCGTTCGCCTCACTTCCTTACGCACATGAATAGATTCCGGGCGACAGTGATTCTCGTATGCCAGCAACGCAATTGTGGCTTCCTCTTCTTCCTCGCCCTCACCGAACAATGTATAGGCAAATAGTTCTTTTCCGTTATACTCAAAGACCTTCCAAGTGCACCATTTTTCTTTCATTTCTGCGCCTCCATAAAAAGAAAGAGCCGCAGATTTCTCCACAGCTCAATGCCTTGTCAGTAAAGTTGAATGCCTTGTGTTTCCAGTATGTTCTTGAAAATAGCGCAGTTTTCAATTGTGCTCCGATACATACTCGCCTTAAAGTCATTACGCAGTCCGTGATAATTATCAATCGCGTACACCGTTTCCACGCTGGGATTTCTCATCTTCAGCATGGAAGCCTGATATACGATATTGGTAATCGTAATCTCTTCCTCAGTAATGAAATGGTAGGCAAGCACCTTGTACATCTTGTCTGCTCCACCAAGTCCATAAATATAAACCTGTCTGGTCATTCAAACCATCTCCTTTCATAAAGGACTATGATTTTTTCGCGTCAGTAGGGCGATATTTCATCTTGAGTTTGGTTAGTTCAATGATGGTGTCAATATCTTCGATTTCGTCCTCCACAGAAATTGACTTTCTTGTCTTCCCTTTTTCAATGACAAGGTTCTGCGCCGCAGTGAGCGCTTCGTAAACAGTCATGGCATTATACCTCCTCGCATAGATTCGGGCAGAAGCTGGTGTAAAAATAAATGCTAAAGAGGTGCATTCCCTTGCTGTTCACTTCTCTATCGACTTGCGCAACTTCCTCACGCTTGATAAGGGCCTTGCAAATATCATCGTAGTGTTGCATCAGCCACTCATTGGACATTTTTGAGAATTTGGCCAAGTCATCCTCCACACCGAAAATTCAGTTGCCATAGTGGGTGCTCTCGCTACCGTGCTCCACCATGTAATTCACGATTTCTTTCACTTTCAGTTCGTCCATAATGCTTTCTCCTTACATTATTATAATAGGGCTTCCGCCCGTGGTGGGTCAGGCAGGATTTGAACCCGCGATCAAGCAGTTATGAGCTGCCAGCTTTTAACCCGGCTAAGCTACTGACCCAAATAAAAAGAGAGCCTGTGCTACACCACAAGCCCTCTTCAAAAATATAAAACCGAGCCGTCACCTCAGAGAACGCCAATTGCGACGTGGGCACTCACCGGCTGGTGCATTCAACCAAGGACCGACCTTGGCACTCGGAAATATCAATTACTTCCACAAAGAATCGCGTGCTTCCATGACATCCGGCGCAATATACTTGATGTCAACAAGATACTGCGGTACACCATAGAGCTTAGCTGTATGGTTCTCGATGATGCACCCATCGTACTCCTTCTCTGCATCATAAATGCCAATGAAGCGGTCAGCCTCCGACATTTTCTTGATGGATTCACCAAGATACCACAGACGCTCATTAGAAAACAGGGGAGGCTCACCTTCAAAATATGTCGGAAGCACCTCCAGTTCTTCACCGAAAAGCGCCTCGGCAATCTTATGCATGCGCTCCATCGTGTCCTTAATGGCTTCTTCGGTTCGGCCACGCATCGGGCAACTGATAAACAACTTCTTCATGCAAATATCCTCCTCAGAACGGCATGTCGTTCGGGTCGCTGGGCTCAGCCATATCTGCGTCGGGTGCAGCATCGCGGTGCGTATAACGCTCTGCATACGGGTCTGCGTCCTCATCCTGCTCGACGTACATCACATCTGCGTACAGCGTAAACTCGCCAGGAGCATTGCGTTTCTCAACGAGATTTGCCTGGCAGCAGACGTTCTTAACGCGGATAAAGTCCAGCTGGCCGATGGTCTCAGGCGTGCACAGCAGGCGCTTGCCCTGCAGAGTGATCCAGTAGACGTGCGGCGGCCACTTGCTGTCCATGTTGACAGTAACGGGAACATAGTAGGTGGGCGTGAACGTCTCTTCGTAGACGTAGTTCGGGTTCGGACGGGTCTGCTTGACGTTGATGCCCATGTCCATCATCTGGCGTGCCTGCTCCACCGTAGGAATCACGATGTTGACACGGCGCTTGTCAGAGCCGAAACGATCACGGGCTGGATCACCCGAGAAATTGGTCTGGTAAATAAAACGGGTATCGTCGATATTGACTTTCTGACGCTTCTGGAACATAAATATCAATCTCCTTACCTTATTTATAATGCGTTGTAGTTATTGAACGGCGTAGAGTGCTCAACGTATTCGTCGATCAACCGGCATCCAGCCTTAACTAGGACTCCTCCGTCGGAATCTTTTGCTTCAGCCCGATATGCCATGCAGCCTTGTTCATAGCAGTCCATAAACTGACCTTTTTCATGTGCCGAATACTCGCTCTCGTACTTCTGAAACGGACATTTCATCTTTACTCGCCTCGTTCAGCCTTTGCGGCAACCATGTGGGCGAGTTCGTGTACGGTCTTGGTTGCGATGGCCGCGGCCTGATTCAGACCGGCCATCATGTCCGAGATCGAACCGACAGAGCCCGGTTCTTTCTTTTTCTTCTTAGTATACTGCTTGAAAACCTTATGGAAACTATTATCATTTCCTGCCATCTTCTTGACAATGGCCATGGCAAGCCCTTTTTCAATATCGAACTTATCTTCCGGGCCACACTTTACCACGGTTTTGGTCCCGTCAGACCACAGGACGACCGTTGCCGGATCATTGAAGATGACTTTGCGGATGCTGACACTGCACATGCCAAACTTCACAATATCATTCTTCTCGGCCTGCTCCATGGACTGGCTGGAGTAGTCAATTGCCGTCACAGCACAAATAGCCCTGTCAATGTCAATTCCCAGATTGTATGCCGGCACCCTAATCACGTCTTTGTCAGGATTCCAGGGAAGTTTTTTCATTTATCTCACCTCATAATTTCTTGCTGCTTCGTCCTGAATATTATTCCAGGGCATATCGGGCTTCTGCCAGGGCGGCTCACCGGTGTCGTCTGCAGTAAACCACTCCATGTCGCCGTATTTTGCAATGGCATCCGCAGCATCGTTGACCATTGCATCAAAATAAGAACGGTCCACAGCTTCGTCCAACCGAAGTTCATGGACCATCTCACTTTCCAGCCAGCGATATCCCTTAGTACCTGTTACAGCAGCGTAGGTTTTCTCGCCGACATCGTTTACACCGGACTCCCGGAGCAGCAAAGCACCGCCATTTCCGGGGCGAATCGGGCAGAACTGTCCGACACGGCCCACGAAAATATAATTGTGTTCGCCTTCCGGCAGGTCCTCGTTCTTGTCCAGATAGATGGCTCCCTTGGAAACTGTCTTGGTCTGGCAGAGATCTTCAAAGACAATGGGTTCCTTCGAGAACAGAGTCTTGAACACATACGGAACCTGGAACTGAGTGCCGGTCGCCGTCCACTCCTTGCCGTGATCGCCGTTCTTCTCCGGAATATAACCGTATTGACCCATGCACTCGTCCGCATCCATGTACTTGGCAATATACACAGCATCGTTCACAAGGCACATCTTCTCGTAGGTAGCCTCATGCTCGAAGGTATAGCCGTACTTTTCTGCAAACTTCATGCAAAAATCAATGATCTCCTTGGTGGCATTCGGGATCTTGATTGAGTCTGTCTTTATGTGCGCCACCGTAAATCCGCGCTGCTGCACCTCATCCTGAAGAGTACGCATGAACAGAGCGCCGCGCAGAGCCACGATGTTGTTTGCGTTCTTCGGGTTACGGAACGGATTATCAAAGGTCGCGCTGGTCAGGCCGTAGACCGAGTTGATGGCAATCTTCAGTGCCTGCGACAATGCCTTTGCCTGCTTCGGGTCGTCCAGATACTTAGCCAGCTTGCCATTGAACAGTTGCTTTGCCTTGTCGTACTCCTTGTGCTTAACATAGATACGAACATCCATCAGGTCGTTGAAGTTCTTGGTGTACTCGCCGAAGTAGTTCAGAGCAACGGCCGAATGTGGATGCAGGGATGCCACGTCCAGCAGCGCAACATTCCAGTACATACCTGGTTCAGCATAGACATAGCCACCCAAACCCAAGTCCGTACCACGGAACATGTTATGCATCCGGCCATCCTCGCCGCGCACCCACTCGTAGCCCGGAAAGGCATTGAGGTAGGGGTTCTTGGTGAGAATATCAGGTTCCACTTCGACCAGGTCATCCGATTCGCCAGTGGCCAGATCCGTATACACCAGCCGAGGATTCTTCTCCTTTCCAAAGATGATACGGGTGGTCAGACTGTTGGTGGTGTCATTGACCGTCATACCAGCCACGTCTGCCAGAATCTCACGAGCGATGAAATCTGCATGGCGCGCATTGAAGACAGCTTCCGTCGCCAGAACGTCATTGTCGCAATACCGTGCAACCTCTTCCCATTTTTCTTCCGGCACAGGCTGATCCCAAGGAAGTCCAAGTTCCTGATGGTGAATGCCAAGCTCGATCTCGAACTTCTTCAGGCTCTGCTTCTTGGCACTGAAATCATAAATATCAGTGTAGGAGAAGTTATATGCCTCGCCAAAGAAGCCCGTATGCTGGTTGATGATCTGCTGAGACAAGTCATAAATTGCCTCGACGGACCACCCAATCATACGGGCATAGAGAATATGGTTGTCGTACTTGCGGTTGTTGAAGCCAATCAGACGATACTGCGAGAGTTTTGCAATATCATCCGCACTGGGATTGATCATGCGATAGACCGTAGTGTTTTCTTTTTCCGGTGTACTCTGGAACTTCCAGTTGACCAGAAGCAGGTTTGGGAACACTTCACAGTCAAAGAAGACGATCGGTGCTTCGCATGTAACAGTTTCCGTCGGCTCCTTGGATTTGAAATGCATCTTGGACACGATTTTCAGGCACGCATCCGCCTGATTCGAGCTGGATGCCGCAAAGCCCAGGATCGCATTCCGCATATCATCCACATCATAGGTAAGGTCACTATTATAGGCGTCTTCCAAAATTTTGTAGATGAAATCGATAGACGGCTTGGTATAGGGATGAATTTCTTTGTTGAGATTGCGCATGATGAGGATTCGCAGCGCTTTCTCGCTCTGGACACGATCGGTGCTAACCATTTTTTCTCCCTTCATTGGTAATCCGGAGCTGATGGGTGCTACCGGAATATCATTGCATTTTGAGAGCTTTCTCCGCAGTGAGCTCTTGCCCGTGAACACTTTGACCTCGATGTGCTCGTCGTAGATCCGGCTGAGTTTGGATGCGTCACCGGAGTAAATATAATGCAGGTGAATGCCCGCACCCGATTTGCTCAGCTCGGCATAGGTTCTCGGCCATTTGCTGGCGGCTTCGAGATTCCGCTCAAAGGACTTCTTGCCATCCTCTCCCGGAATATCAAAGTCGATCACAATGTGGTTCTCTGGTACTTTCACATAGTGCAGTCGGCTGGTGTCCAAATCTGACAGCTTTGTACGAACCTTCTCCCAGTAGTCCGTCGGAGTACCGTTTTCCTTGGCATACTGAGCCGGGCAGTCCTTGCAAATATCGTCCAAGACTGAATGCTGGATCTTGAAATCGATCCAAGATGCCGGCTTCTCGGGCTCGATCGTTCCAAAAGTAGACTTCTTCTCGAACTTTTCTGTTTTGAAGCCGCTGTAGTAGCTTCGGATGCGCTCACCGCTGTCTGCATTGACACGCTCCTTATACTCACGGAAGTAGTTCATCAATTCTTCCTTGAATACCCGCCGGGAGCTCATGTACGGAACGTTCGTGCTGGTACAGAAGTTTTTGTACATCTCCCATGCCACCTGCAGGGATACACCATCTTCCTTCTTGAAGACGTAGTAGCTGTCCTCCACAAAGTTGTACATGTCGTTGGAAGCACTCAGCATGCGAATTGGAATATAATCGTCATAGGCATGCTTATTGTTCTCGTAGACATTCCGACAGTACCAAGCGATGGCACCCAGTTCAAAGTCGATCTGAGAGACCAGTTCCTCATACTTCTTGGCAGGCACTTTATTGCCGGTAGGCTCTACGTCGATCAGACGTCGAACAATACCCGACTTCGCATTGGTGATTTTCACAGGACTGTTCGTACCAAGAATCAGGAAGCATTTGAAGCGGTTCTCATAGGCGGACTTGAACTTCTCGTTGACCGTCATAGATTCGTGAGAAACCAACGAGTTGATGCGGGTGTTGTCTTCAATGCGGCTCAGATCACCATCGTGCTGGATTGCAATCAGCGGGTTCAAGCGAAAGGCTTCCAGCGCAAATGCGTTTGAGGATGAACCCAGGACTTTCGCATCGAAGGGTGCAAAATATCCAGCGAACAGCTTCTGAATGACATTGATGACGGTAGATTTACCTGTACCCGGAGCACCATACATGACAAGGAACTTCTGAATCTTCTTAGAGTCACCATTTACAATTGCTCCGATGGCCCATTCGATCTTCATCCGCTCCGTCGGTGCATACAGTACACTCAACAGCTCGTCCCAGGCTTTGATACTCCCCTGCTCCAGTGGATAAGGAAGCCGTTTGGATGCGTAATCTTCCTTTCGCACTTCAGTGTTGGAGAATATCAATTTCTCGTCGAGCATGGTAAAAGAGTCCCGCATCTGACGCTGACAGTATTTGTGCCAGAGATCGATCATTCCGGACTCTGCATCCCACATGTGAAGCACCCGGTAATTATCAAAGTCACACTTGTGCTCTTCCGCATAGTTGTCCAGCTCCCGGTCAATCAGCTGGAGCGCGTCCTGCTCATCCGTAGACCACAAGCCACGCTCCTCCAGCCAAATCGCATAGAAGTCCCCGCCTCGAATCATCAAGTCCTTAGAATGCTTTATGATCAGTTTGGGATAGATTTCAATCACCCCGTGTTTGCCCGTTCTGCGAGCAATGAAAAGGAAATCAATCATTGGCAATCAATTTCCTCCTTTCTTCGAGGCAAATATCAATCGTTGGACAGCTTCGCATGGCCATCACAATGGATGGTCTTCTCAGCCTCCGCCTGCTTCATCTTGTTCAGTTCGGCCAGCGTAGCGTCATGCTTCTCAGCCAGGTCATCACGATCCTTCTTTGCTTCAACGCACTTCTTGCACTCCATGCCCAGTGCCTTCACCAGCAGGTAGACAATGCCTGCCATACCGAGGAGAGCCAGGTTCTTCTTGAAGAGCTTAGCCTTGTAACGATCGAGTGCACATTCGGTCTGAGCCAGCTGATAGTAGATGTTGCTTTCCATAGTAAAGTCCTCCTCAAATATCATTTTCATTGATGTACGCCATCATCTGATACCAGATGTCCAGCGTACGCATATCTTCTTTCGGGTTTTGCAGGGTGAACAGACCGCCTGCACCGTTGGGCTGGTAGTCTCTGCGACGGAAACGTTCCATCACAAACTCTGCACGGCTGCGATGAAAACGGTTATCATCCATAGCGGCAAGACCAAGGCTCACCACCATATTCCAGAACCACTGCCCAGCACGATAGCCGGCGTTCGGGTCTTCCATGATCTGCTCCTCGCAACGAAGTGCCAGAGCAACCATCATTTCGAGCATACTGCACTCTTTACCCCGAAGTGCAATATTGACGTTGTTACCCGGAATATCAGGGTGCTCGTCCATAAAGCGGCCACGCAGGTTTGTTCCGTCTACTGCACGGTTTTCGTCCATCTCGTTGTCCGGGAGGAAGTCCGTGTCGTAGAGAAATTGGAGCAAATATCGAAACGAAAGGTTGCGGGGCTCCCATTTCCCGCAAACCAGTTCATAGAGCCAGTCGAAATATCTCTTTTCGACGTCGGCTCGCAGTTCATCAATCGTCATAGTCCTCCTCTTCCCGCTCCGGATATACGTCTGCGTAATTCTGGAGCGCCTTCACTACTTCAAAGTCCTTGTGATAGGTGTGGTTGCGCACATGAATCCCGTCCGGCATGAACTTGCCCATAGAATCCAGCGCCTTCTGACCGACAACAGCTTCGATATTGTCCACCTTGGTGCCGTCACTGTCGTAAGCCAGCACGCCATCCGCAAAAAGGGTCAGGAAGCTGCTTTCGTAGTCGTCATCCGCACCGAACTCATCCGGCTCGATAATCTCGATGGGCTCCAGCGGCGGCTTATCCGGCTTTTCCGGGTCATCCACCTGGCGATACGGCCCGGAAATCAGCTCAACAGCCTTTTTCTGAGCCTCCTCCTTCACACGCTCGTCCATGGTCTGCTCCCTCTTTTTGTAGTGCTCGCGAACATCGGCGATCTGCTCATCTGCAAACGCCTGATACTTCTTGCGCATCGCACAATGCATGAAAAAAGCACCAGCCGCAAAGCCAGTGCTCACCAGAAAAATATCACGAATCCAGCTTTTCATTGGAATCTCCTTCTTTGACTGTCATCATAGTGAACGCAAGTCCTCCGAAAAAGAGAGACACGCTCATCAGAACGCCGCCAATAATGTGTCTTTTGCGTTGGGTATCGGTCAGGTAGTCCAGAAACAGGAACATGTTTTCCAAACTGCTCATACAAATATCCTCAATTAGAAAGGACGGCCAGACCAGAGAAGAAGCATACTCCGGCCATGGCTGCGAACACATAAGACAAAGTCCTTACAACTCTGGTCATAGCGAATCCTCCTTTAAATATCCATCAGATCTTATTGACAATGGGGCCATCAACATTGAAATGCAGCACGACCGAGCGGTCACCCTGCATCTTGTCCAGACCGAACTTCACGCAGTTGGACAGTTCTTCATTGTTGGGATCATAGACCCAGCCAACGAGCTGACCGTTGGGCTTATAGATCTGCTGGCCATTGTTGTAGCGACCGATCATGCGGTAAACTTCGTTCAGGAAAAGATAACCGCGCATCCGAAGCTGGTTGTTTGCGTGTGTCTCCACCATGCTCAGAAATGCTTTGTTCAGCTGCGCGTCCGGCTCCCAGGTATCGACCATCTCATCGAAGATCAGGTCGTACGGCGAGTGTTCGCCATCGGTTTCATCAATGTAGGACTTGACCACCTCCTCGGTGCCATCCTCGTTGATGACCTTAGACTCGACTTCAACTGCCTTAATGCCATGCTCGATCTCGTGCTGAACACGCTCACCAAAGCGCTCCGACACACGACCCTTGTACTCGTTGAACGCCTTGTCCAGCGTGACGTAAGCTGCGGTCAGAGCTGCATTACGCTTCTGCAGGATGTGATTCGAGCCAACCATGCAGCCGAGAGACAGAGTACCCAGGATGACTGCTGGCGCATAGAGCTTCACCAGATTCACGCCGGTCTGCACATAAACCGTGGTCAGATCCTTCTTGGCGTCCTCTTCAGTGTACTCGGCACCTTCCTTGACCTCGACCTTGCCATCCTTCACATCGTGGATGGTTGCAACGCTGGACTGGTGCGCAGACATAATATCATTGACCTTCAGAGTTGCCTTGCAGGCCATGACAGCGCTGGTCACAGCACCAACGGCACCGCAGACCATCAGAATCTCAGGGCTATGCTTGCCCAGCTTGAACTTTGCTTTTGCTGCAAAACGGCTTGCTTTGACCATAATATCGTTCATTTTCATAAATATCTTTCCTTTCTCAGTTGTTAAAAGCAACGGGCTTCGGCAGCCGGATAATATAACCGCCGCTCACGGGCTGCACATAGGCACGGCCCTGAATCTCGTACCAGCCATACTTATTATCCGTATAGTTCGAGGTCATGCCGACCAGATCATAGAAGTCAGCGACCGACACGCTTCCGTACGTAGCGACTGCATCGGCCATCTGGCTCAGGACTTCCTCCGCATCACCGCGCGAGGAGAAAATCACATCCTGATAGTTGATAGGCGTTGCCACAGCCGTCCGAGCAGTGTTATTCCGGTTGGAATACTGATTATAAGAAACACGGCTGGGCGTTGCATAGCTCATGCCAGAAGGTGCTCTGGGGTGGTCATCACCGAACATCACCATGTTGATCGTCTTCCAGACCAGATCCACAATGACATTCTTCAGCGACGGAATCGCAACATCTTTGACGATATGGTCCCGTACGGTCTTCAGGTCTTCCGCGATGAACATGCCTGCGACCTTCTGAATATCATTTTTCTCCTTGGTCACAACTTTGCCAGTGGTCACCTTCTCGAACTTTTTCTCATGCTTCTCGGCATTGCCGGTCGTAATGGAGTTCGAGGGCAATTTGATTTCGGCCATTGGAGTTCTCCCTTCAAAAATAAAAAAGGAAAGAGCCGCAGATTTCTCCACGGCTCTCGCCTGAACCTTTCACATTAGTTCTCTTCTTCGGTCTCTTCGACTTCCTTGTAATCAACGTCCTCGATTTCTTCCGGCTCGTCCTTCACGATCTTCACCGGGCTCTGGAACTTGAAGTGCTTCTTCGGCTTCTTCTCCTTCTCAACCTTCTTCTCACCCTTGCGATTCTTCAGTTTGTTTGCAGCCCATACAACGCCGCCAACAACTGCCGCACAGATCGGAAGGGGTTGATGCCCGAGTTATCAACCTCTGCCTGCACCTCATTGTTCTCAGTAACCACGGGAGTCACTTCGTTAGAAGTTTCCTCGGTAGTAACCTCGTTCATGTTGTTCATTTCGTCCATAGTAATAATCTCCTTTCAAGATTTGTCCAATGTAAACCTTATTGGTTCCATAAAGCAGGGTGAATTTTTCGCGTCTCACACGCCAAAATAGTGCGGCATTTCAACGTAATTAACAACCAGGCAGGGCTGTCCTTCTTCGTCCAGACGAGACGCATAGCAGGTTTCGATGTAACCGCGATCAATATCCCAGCCCATCGTATCGCCGAGCTTCATCTCATCGAGGCCGATCAGGTCATACCACTCGTTCAGGCTCATGCGCATATCATCACGCAGCTGACGGTTGAAGTCATTGACTGCCTTGTCGATTTGATTCTTCGTGGCAACAAAATATCTGCTGCTCAGCGAGTCAAAGCACTTGATCTGACCGGCAGCATTGTTCACAACCATGGTCTTCGGCTCCGGCACCTTCTGCTGCTGTTCAATGGCCACCGACTGTCGAATCTCGCGCTCCTTATCTTCGCCAATGGTCTCCAGAACCTTATCACGGTAGGAACGCATTGTGCTCTCGCTCAGAGTATAAGCTGCAGTCAAAGCAGCATTGCGACGTGCATTCACACCGCTGGCACCGATGATGCAGGCAGTCGATACGGCGAAGCTGACCACCGTCGGAATATAAACCGGCGCTGCCGTCTTGATGATCTCCTTTGCTTCCAGCTTCTCAACACCCAGTTCCTGCTTCTTATCCTCCAGCAGGATCATGGCTTTCGGCGTCGCCTTGATGGCAAAAATCACGGAGGATGCTGCCCCCGCGATGCCCAGGCCCACAAGGATCTCCGGGCTGTGCTGTTTTGCGCCCTTCCAGAGTGCGTTTGCAAATGCTTTGAGTTTCATTGTTGTTCTTACCTCCTGAAAATATAAAAGAAAAGAGCCGCAGCTTTTGCCACGACTCTCGTCTTGCACTTAAATGTGCCCGGTCTCCACCATATTCTTGAACCGGATCTCGCTTTCCTGTTCGATCATGATTTCATCCTTATGAAGGATGTCCCAACGATACCGAACATACTCATACAGTCGAACCGGCTGTAAAGCAATCGTAATCGCCAACCCCATCAGGGTATAGATCACCTGCTTTGCACACCGCTTCAACTGATTCCATGTCAGTTCGTCGATTTCCTTCCAGAACTCGTAATCATAATTGTGCATAATAAAATCTCCTTTCAATTTGTGGATTCTTCCATAATGCAGAGAGATTTTTTCGCGTCTTGATGAAAAGAAAGAGAGGCATCACTGCCCCTCAGACTTTTTGCTCTCGGCGAGCTTCTTATTGACCGCTTCGTCAATTCGTGCATCCAGGTCTTTGTCCTCAGCATAATCCTGCAGCACCGTGCCGATAAAGCCTACGACCATGCCTGCCATGCCCAAAATTCTCCAAATGTTCGTCTTATTCACAAGTCTCACCTCCTTCATAATGGCCCTGGTATTTTTCGCGTTAGAACGGTTCACCCGGCTCATAGTTTTCCCAATCTTTTACCGGGTCAGCCCACGGGCTAAAATAGTAGACTGTCAAACCGTCGTCGGTTTTCTGTTCATCGCATTCCACATCCAGCCAGAAGTATTCCCATTCATCCACCATCTGGTCGATGCACCAGCCACGCGATTCCGGATCTGGCTGATAATCAAGACCCAGCAATTCGCACCATGATTCAAGCGAAACACCACCGTCCAGAGCCAACTTCTTGTTCAACATATAGGCAGCTTCATAAACTTGAGCCATCGTTGCATTGAAATATCTTTTCGTGTACGGCTCGTAAAAGAGCTTTATCGCATCGCCATTTTTGTCAAGAGGCATTTCTTCGACTTTTCGATGAATATCATGCTCCATCTCTTCGCCGACCTGCTCTGCTACCTTTTTGCGATAGGCACTGTAGGTCTGCTGAACCGCAATGTATGCCGCCATGAGCTCTTTCTGGGTCTTTTTGTTCAGGCAGTTCGAGCCCATAATGCAGGCAATCGTGCCAACGCCCACGACAGCGGCCGGAATATAATAACGCCAGCATATCTCGACCGTTTCCCTCTTGGTCATTGGTTCGTTTCGGTTCAGGTCGATCAGGCTTTGTGCCTTCGTAGTAGCTTTTGCCGTCTCAACAGCCGTCACCACCACGCCTGCAGCAGCGACCACAGACAGGATCGTTGCGCCGTGCTTGCTGATGTACGAGACAATCTTTTTGCTCAGTTTCATTGTTGTTCTCCTTTTATCAATGATGGATTCTCCAACGGTTTCGGTTCGACGCATTCACAATGCCTCTCGGATATCCAACCATAAGATAGGCCGGCACAGCATCATTACGCAGAAATATCCGTCCTGCCCGCTCATGAACTCCGAGGGCGAGCTTGTTGGCGTCGATGAAATCCCGGATGCCTGCAACGATCGCGCGGCTGTTGGGCCGATCCTGTTCGTTCAATACAACTTCCATAATGAACGCTCCACTGTAAACAAATTCGCTGACAATACTGCGAACATCCACCTTGTCAACTTTTCGCTTTGGCTCATAGGAAGCATTGTACATTGCCGTGAATTCTTCCGAGCTGATGCTTTTCAGTTCCATGATTGCTCCTTTCACAGCACACCGGCCTTCGACAAAATATCAATCAGGGCTTCCTGGGTCATTTCGGCGTCGATATCCAGGTGTACCCTGACCTTTTTGGTCTTGTCCGTGTAGTTTACCCGAAGGTCGTTCAGCTGAACGAAGGCGTCGATTCCCTGCTTTTTGATTGCTTTGCCTACTGCTGCCGAAACCAGCCGGCGCAAAAATCCAGATTGAATGTGCATAATGTCCTCCATGATGGTTCTCCTTTCAAAGTTAAAAATAAAAAAGGCAGAGGGCGAATCTTTTTAGAATTCGTACTCTTCCTGATTTGCTTTCTGAATTTTCTTCAGTTCCTTGCGCTCCTTCCACTTCTCCCATGCCACAATGCCGCCGATTAGTGCGCAATACACTCCGGCGACAACGCCACACAGTTTGAAGTAAGTACCCCAAGTCCACTGCTTGTTCATAAAGTTCTTAATTGCTTTCATCATAGTAATTTCTCCTTTCAATGTAAGCCCTCTTACCTTCATAAAGCATCGTGAATTTTTCGCGTTTGGTAAAAAGAAAAGAGCCTACGATTTCTCGTAAGCTCTTTGAGATAAGGCTAAATATCAATTCGTGTACCGGTTTCCGTTAAAATCCTTAGTTCTTCGACGGCCGGAACAGCCTCACCAGGACCCAGATGACCAGACCAATTATCAGTCCGATCACCGCGGTCACAACGACCTGCCCAACCGTTACGCTTGTATTCCAGATCTTCTTCAAAATATCCATCGTACTTCTCCTTTGTTTTGGGCCTTATCCCATAAGACAAAGGGGATTTTTCGCGTAAAAAGAAAGAGCCGCAGATTTCTCCACGGCTCTGTGCCTTTGAGTTACTTTTTGCTTACATATTCATTGAATTTGGCATTGACTTGATCGATAATATCATCCGCACTTTCCTCCTCGTACACGTCTTTGATCGCACGTGTTGTCCATGTTGCCTGGAGCCTCTTTCCATGCTTAAGGCCGTCAATATAACCCTTGTCCATCGCACTCCATGCAAAAATGACACCACCAACGATCATACCTACGCTCTGCTTAACTAATCTTGCGTCAATTTTCATCTTTCATACCTCCAAAATATAAATGTCAAGACGTAACTCGTCTCATAAAGCAGCCCGTTTTTCTCGCGCCTACACCTCTTTCCGATCAAACACCGTCTCCCACCTCTCCTTCTTCATTGGTTTCATCCTGATGGCCCACATGAGCTGCCGGACAGTCACGGTCGGATAGAATCCATTTTGATTTTTCTTTTTGGCGTGTTCGATAAAATACTCCCGGAATCCTTCGTGCATATAGATTTTGTCCGTCAGCCACGGGTCGATCGGGCCCCAGAATGTCGCTCGGCTCTTCTCGTTGAACCTTTGCTGGATAACGCAAAGTCCTTTCCCGTGTTCTGCATACAGCGTGCAAGTCCGGTACACTGGGTGATTGCAACGGTAGGTCACACCATAGTATCTCGTCCACTCTTCGGACGGTTCGGTATAGTATCGCATAAAAAGAAAAAGAGGCCGCAGCTTTCGCCACGACCTCCACGGTTCCTCCTTACTTTGTCTTCGTCCAGGTTCCTCTCAGGATCTCACGGCCTTCTTTCCGTCTCTGACTCAGCGGCATAATACCACCAGCGTCATTCACGCCCTCGAACACATCGTTCCAGATATACAGCGCCATAGTTCCCACAACGCCTGCGATCGATGCGCCGACCTTCCACCATTCGATCTTGCGAGCCTTCTCCGCATTCTCCACGTCCAATTCCACCTGCCGCTTCTTCAGCTGCAGCTCGTCCTCTTTCGCTTCCTTTGCTTCCCGGCTCTCACGATCCTTCAGGCTGGTCTCCTGCATCTTCGCAATGCTGTTCACCGTTGCCGTATACTCCTCTGTGCCCGGCTTCATCGTTTTCAACGCATCATATGCCATCTCCAGAGCTTCATTTGCCATTTTTTCATTGTCCATTTTGATTTCTCCTTTGCAAAATAAATTTGGAGTTTCCTCCGTAAAGCAGCGAGTTATTTTCGCGATTTGACCTTCTGGACGCGGAGGATCACATAATCGTTTGTTTCCAGCCCATCGGGTGATTCGTCCAGATTCAGGAACAGGTGCGCACCATCGTCCTCTTCCCCGGTATAGCCAACGATGATCGTGCCGATAGATTCTCGGCTCAGGTCACGTCTGATGCCCAGCACAACGCCAAGGCAGAACCCCAGCACCACGGCAATTCCCGTAAGGATCCAGATCAGATAGCTCATAAGACACAACTCCTTTTAAAAATATAAATTAGATTTCCGTCGAGTGCGTTCGGAAGAAAAAGAAGAGCCGTAGCTTTCGCCGCGGCCTTCCTCGATTCCTTACACAAGTCTGAATTAGCGCAAACCCGCCTGGAACATGATCAGATTCCGCATCTCGTCGCGCTCCCAATCCACGTGTTCGGTCCCAAACGGCTCCTTCGCACCTTCATTGATTGCGTTTATCATTTCAACAAAACCCTTTACAATGTTCTTCAGCATAGTTTTTCTCCTTTGCTAAAAGTGTATATTCTTCCATAAAACAGGGAGATTTTTTCGCGTTCGGAGAAAAAATAAGAGCCGATGTTTCCATCAGCTCCATTTTGAAATGTTATTTCTTTTTGTTTCTTTTGTGTTCTCCTTTCCGTTTCTCGATCAGGAGCTTTAAAACCTCCCATAAAATCAATAATACAAAAAGCTGCACTACAAAATTGTACATTAGTCATACCACCTTTCATAAAGGTAGCTGAATTTTTCGCGTCCAAAATAAAAAGGAAAGAGAACGGGACTCGGACCCGTAACCCCTGCTTTCTAGCAGTGCTCTACCAATTGAGCTATCTCCTTCCATAAAACAACCTGCAATTTTCGCGTCCAAAAAAGCAAGAGCCGCAGATTTCTCCACGGCTCTTAGCCTTTAGTAAACGATATACTTCGTATACTGTTTCTTTTCCACTTGCTTGATTACACCTGCTTTCTTCAGCAGTTCAAAATCACGGATAATCCCGCCCATGTCAAACGCTTCAAATTCAACATTGAAGTCGCTGCGCTTCAGCTTTCCGTCCTCGTAGTCTCTGATTCGATAGATTCCCTGGCCAATCAGCCTCGGGTCCATCTTACAGTTCCGACGAACGACTTCCATCATCAGCTCGCGCCCTTCAATGCCGTCATCTCTGACGCCCTTGACGATAACGGTCATGTGATTCACTTTGCTATTAAACATATCGTGCTCTCCTTTGCATTTAAACAGTGAATATTCGTTCCATAAAGCAACCTGCAATTTTCGCGTGTCACTGTCGTTCTTTGCTCAGGAGCCAGAAGAAGTAGCGGTAATATTCGTAGTAGATGTCTCTGCAGCACGGGCATCCTTGTGCCAGCAGCTTTTCGTAGCCGAGGCCAAGAGTGACCCCCTTCTTGACGTATGGTGCAAGAACGGTGTCCAGCTCCTCCACACATCTGTCAACGATGTCCATGCAGTTGAGATAATATAGCCTTGCCAGTGCTTTCCGTTCGGTCGAGCTCTCTGGAGAATGTCCTTTGATTACGCCAGTCATATCGATCGGTGCTGCCTCCCAGAAGTCAATGAGCGTCAAAGCGTTTTTCCAGCCCTCATACTGTAAGCAGAAGTGCTTCAGTTCATAGTAGCGGTGCTTCGGGATATGATAGAGGCTTTTCTTTGAAAGTTCAGGACGTTCTCTTTTCATTCTTCGCCCCTCCATTCGTAGCCTGTCTGCTCGAAAAGAAGCTTCGGCGAAATATAATAATTGATTCTCCCGTATTTTGAGCTCATTTCCTTGAGATCGGTCACGCGCCTGCCGTTTCTCGTGGCCTCCCCAATCGGCAGCCATCCGGCAATGATACCAGCTCTCACCCATGCCGGATCACGTCCGTAGACCTTTGCCGCCACCCTCACTGGAACAGCACCCAATTTTAACCTAGCTTTGTCCATACTATCGTACTCCTTTTATGTTACTCTAAGCATATCTAGATACGTCTTAGGCATGAAAAGATAATAATGGTAAAACCGGTCGACTGCGTGCTGTATTTTATTTAGTTTGCGGCGCAGCATTGACAAGTCTGTGAGAATGGTTTAACCTAGAATAGCTTTTCAAACAGAAAAAGCCCGGGTTGACCGAGCTTTTGAGTGAAAATGGCAAATTTATACAATGATTGAAGGAGGTTTACATGCTAAAACTCTGTCCAGAGTGTTGTCTACAAGTGAGCGATAAGGCAGCAACTTGTCCTCATTGTGGTTACCCGCTCGACCAAACACCCGTTCCAGTCCTGCAGCGCCCCGTTCCACAAAAGCGGCGAATGCATCTTCCGAACGGTTTCGGCAGCATCACTGAAGTCCGAACGAAAAATCTTCGTAACCCGTTTTATGTCACTGTTCCTGCCGGAAAAACTCCGGAAGGCCGTCCCATTCGTAAGCCGCTCAAGCCCAAATCATCTTTTAAGACATATAACGAGGCTTATCAAGCACTGGTGGAATATCACCGAAATCCTTATGACCCAGAAACGATCATCAGCTTTCAGGAGCTATATGATCTCTGGTATCAAGAACGGGAAAAAGCTAATCCCGATAAGACAACGCTTTGCCGCTATCGGAGCCTTTGGCGGTATTCCGCGCCAATCAAAGATATTCCAGTACGCAATCTTCGTGTCCACCATTTAAAAGAATGCGTACTTCATGGAACCGCGGTGAATAATGGAGCAACCGTCGAAATTTCGCCAATCACTGGTTCAAAGCTGAAATTCATGTACAACCAGCTGTTTGATTATGCTGTTGAAAATGAATATGTAGATAAGAACATCGCCCGCATGTTTAATGTCAACTGCGAATTTGAAACGCAGCATGAGCACTTCCCTTATACTGATGAAGAGATCAATATTCTCTGGAAAAATGTAGGAATCTGCGACGTTGCTGACCTGATCCTCATTCAGTGCTATTCTGGCTGGCGGCCGCAGGAGTTAGTCAAGTTAAAAATAGCAGACGTTCATCTTGACAAGCGTTGGATTCAGGGTGGTATGAAAACAAAAAATGGCAAAAATCGCCAGGTGCCTATTCATATGAAAATTATGCCGCTCATTCAGCATCGCTATAAGGAAGCGCAGAGTATCGGTAGCGAATATCTTTTTAATCATCATTACAAGCGCTGGCCCGACAGGTGGACTAAATACTCCTATGATTACCTTTCCGATTCGTTTATCGAAACGCTCCCCTTGTTGGGCATCAGCCCAGAGCATCGTGGACATGATGGCCGCGTGCATTTTGTCACGTTGGCCAAGAAAGCGGAGATGGACGAATATGCTCTCAAGCGAATCGTTGGTCATAAAATCGATGACCTTACCGAGCGTGTTTACACTAGGCGTACCGTTGAATGGCTTATCAGCGAGCTTGATAAGATTCCCTGA